GGTGGGCTTTGTGGAGGGAGGGAAGAAAAAATTGTGGGGGGGGGGGGGGGTAAACGCTGGCGCAGAGCCGATATAATCGTAGCATACGCGCTATATTGTGTTACCCCCTTAAATAAAATTAACCCCAGCAACAAAGTCATTCGGCAAGTATCTGAAATTCTTGACTTGCCGATAGGCTCGCTGGTATTGCGCATGAGGAATTTCCAATTCCTTGACCCAGGCGTGACCGGCGAGGGTAAAAAAGGTATGAGCCATGTGGCAAAGGCCGATAAGGAAATTTTTGAAGAGTTCCAAAACGATTGGGGCAATCTCGGAGCCCAGGCAGAGGAAATTGTCGGACTTGCTTTATTTGACGGAACGCCGGAAAAAGGCGCAAGGCCAATTTCTTCTATTACAGAGAAAAATAAAGTCAGTCGTGAGCGGCATTTTTTCCGCGCCAGTGTATTTGCGTCTTATGAAAATCGGTGTTGTATAACCGGCTTGACTTTGCCGACTTTACTTGTCGCAAGTCATATCAAGCCATATAGCAAGTGCCGGACTTCATCGGACCGGACGGACCCGCATAACGGGCTTTTATTAAACACGTTCCATGATAAAGCCTTTGACCAGGGACTTATTACTGTTACAAAAGATTATTCTATAAGAGTGGCCCAGAGAGTAAAGGACTATGCAAACGACGATTTTACAAAGAATTGCCTTGTAGGATTAGAGGGCACTAAGATTATTTTGCCAAGAAACTTTATTCCGGCTATTGAGTGCCTGGAATATCACAACGATATTATTTTTAAGGGGTGATGATATGCGGGCCGCTTTATATGCCAGATACAGCGCAGGGCCCAGGCAGACAGACCAAAGCATAGAAGGCCAGATTCGGGAATGTACAGACTATTGTAAAAGAAAAGGATTTACGATTGTCGCTACATATGCGGACCGGCATATTTCGGGAAAAACAGACGAACGGCCAGAATTTCAGAAGTTAATTGCCGATAGCCGGAAAAACAAATTTGACGTGGTTGTCGTGTATAAAACAGATCGGTTTGCAAGAAATAAATATGACAGCGCAATTTATAAAAGACAGCTACGGCAAAATGGCGTACAGATATTTTATGCTGCCGAATCAATCCCAGACGGGCCAGAGGGAATTATACTTGAATCCCTTATGGAAGGCCTGGCAGAGTATTATTCCGCTGAACTGGCACAGAAAATCAGGCGCGGCATGCATGAAAGCGCTTTAAAATGCCGGGTGCTTGGAAATACAATGCCGTTGGGCTATCGTGCGTCAAAAGAACACACATATGAGATAGACCCGGAAAATGCGAAAGCTGTGGAAATAATTTTTGATATGTATGTTGACCGGCAGCCAAATGCCGATATTTGCCGAAGGCTAAATGAGCTTGGCTTTAAGACAAGCCGGGGCAACCCTTTTAATAAAAATAGTATTTCACGGATAATTCAAAATGAAATGTACATAGGAATTTATGAGGCGGTCGGCGTAAGAGTAGAAAACGGTGTGCCCGCACTGATTCCTAAAGAAACTTTTTACCTTGCGCAGAAAGAAAGGGAGCGAAGAAAAGTGTCAAAGAAAGAGCGAGTTGGCGTAGCCGAATATATGTTATCAGGAAAGCTCTTTTGCGGATATTGTAAAAAGCCGATGGCCGGTGTCAGCGGTACCGGAAAAGGCGGCGGTAAATTTTACTATTACCAATGCCCAACGGTACGACAAAAAGGAAATTGTCAGAAAGAACATGTCCGACGGGATTTTATCGAGGACTTGATCGTGCAGAAAACCGTGGAGTATGTTTTGCAGCCGGATATATTGACAGATATTGCGCAAAGACTTTGCCGGTTACAATCCGAAAGCGATACCCGTGAGCAAGATATTGCATATTATAGGAAGAAACTCCAAGAGAACAAAAAAGCTACGGATAATATCATAAAGGCCATTGAAAAAGGACTTGCCGCAGAAACGCTATTACAGCGCCTTGACGGACTGGAATCAGAAAAAATTGCTATCGAAGGAGAACTTGCTTATTTTCAGTCTCTAAAGTTTGGACTGTCCGAGGAAGAAATGCTTTTCTTCCTCAGGCAGTTCCTTGAACCGGATAACGACTGGCAGGCGTATAAGCGTAGAATAATTAACAGTTTTATCAATCAGGTTTTCCTTTACAATGACCGTTTTCTGGTGTATTATAACATTCAGAAGGACGGAGCACTAGATTTTTGTGATATACAGGTCAGTGAGAGCTCGGGGTTCGACGAGCTCTCGTTAAGCTCCACTTATGAGGTCGCTCGACGAACACCTGAAGCCACAGTAATTGTTGTCCGCTTCGGAATCGTCTTGGCCTGTAAGCTCCAGATTTGACCATATTTGAGTTTTTAGGTCAAGGGCTTATAAAATGTTTAGCAAGCGGTTAAAAACGCGAATATGGAGACCGTGGGAGTCCAGAAGACTATTCTGGGCTCTTACTTTATCCCAAGATTACGTACCAGTTGCGCGACTGCCACAGTAAGGGCAAAGTGGCGCTTTTCGGTCAGAGTCTTTTAACGCTTTCATATCAATAAAAAATTGCCCACCGCATTCAGCGCATTCGTATATATCACCAATTTGGCGTAAATGCGGTACCGACTCATGGCATTCAAGGCTAATCGATACAGAGGATAAAGTTGACCGCACCTTTTTAGAGACCTCCTCCTGTAAAGCCTTCTTTGTGGTCTCCCGTACAGTTCCGCGAACCATGCCATCAATATCAACTTCATGTACAGTACTGTAAATAGCCTTCTCCACTTTTTCTTCCACAATGCTTTTTACAAAGTCAACGATAGTCTCACGATTTATTCCGTTGTCCGCAAGCATTTGAGTCAGCATTTTCCGCAGCTCGATCTGTTCAATAGTCATAACATTTTCCCTCCATTTCTTTGTGAAGCCTCTGCCGCATATAGCTTCTGGCTTTCTTTTTCAAATGCCTCTTCCAGCGTCGGATAGTTACGGCTTTGGTGTGATTCCGAGAATACACATAGTCGTCAAGCACATATTTTCCAGGATGTTCGTTTTCACCATAAGCCCGCATTTTTCTAGCCATAAAAAGTCACTCCTTTTCTTCAAAGAATACCCTTGCGTATTCGGCTTTTAATAGCCGAAGTTGCTCAAGGTAACGTAATGCTGCCAGAGTAGCACTGTAATCAACGCCTGGCTCTTCATCCTCATAATACGCGCAGAGTCTTTTCAAGTTTTCGATCAACGTATCAAGTTCAGGGTCCGGCGTTTCCTTGCTATGTAAATGTAACTGAACCGGATAGGCTGCCCGATCTCGAAGCCAGTTTTCCACGCCAAGCGGCGTCAGGCAAAAATCTGTCATTTCTCTAGCGTGTTTTTGATTGAGCTCCTTGATAAAATCGTCTACAAGCACATAGGCTTTCATTCATAATCACCGCCTTTATGAGCTTCTAAAATTTTCTCGCCTTCTCTCAATACCCGCATAGCTTCATCAGAAAGCCGCTGCAATTCCTGATTGCGCTTTTCTCTGGCCTCGTAAAAAGCCGGGTCCTTTAAGGCATTCTCCCAATTATTGATAAACTGCTGAACCTCCTGAATGGTATTAAAGCCAACTTCATTTTCATAGCCGCTCCTGGCCGTAAAAATCTCGTAAACATGATCGTTTCGTTCGTCATTCAGGGCAACGCCAAAATAGAGTTCATCCCGGCGGTTTTCATCCATAGGCTCAAACCGTACATCATCGTAAAGCGGCCCAACCATAGGGCAGTTATTTTTAAACCATACCCGGTAATTGTCAAGGATATAATCACTTGTAATACCGCCCAGAATCTTACAGATTTCCGCCAGCCGGCCGGCAAGCTCATCATCTTCGCAAAACCAGTCGTACCAGCCCGCGTCGATTTGAGTGTTGCGGTCTTTAGCGTGGAACTCGCCGCTTGCGTATCTTACACAAAACTCGCGCAAAGTCATTTCCTTACTTGCCATATTTTCCTTTCTGCCCTCGTAACCTCCGGGGCGGGCTATAAATTTATGCCGCTACGCGACACCTTGTAAGTTCGGTCTGCTTTACACCACGAAACTCATTATGCGCTTTAATGGTGCCGGTAATAGTTTTGATACTATCCGCAATCAGGTTTCCGGTTTTCCACATATAAACATTTCCGTCAGTGCCGATAATTTTATATATTCTGGTTGTTCCAAAATCAGTGTCCCAGCTTGTTATGCAAGCCACAGATTTTACGGCCACCGTGATTCTGTCTTTTACTGCGCCGACATATTCGGATTTTACTTCAGCCGCGTTTGCCTTTGCCTCAGCTTCCTTTTTAGCCTGATAGGCAAGCTCTCTGTTATAACTCGGGAACAATGACGCCAAAATTCCAAAATTCTTTTGCCTTACATATGGCAGAGCACAAACAGTTTTCAGATTATGAATATAATTGCTTGTCTCGTCTTGACTTAAAACCCAGTCAAGCGCCATGTTAATTGTCTCTAATACTTTGGGAGAGGTATGGTCAAATGCGACTTCTTCCATTTCGCGCTTACAGTCCTCTTGGATATAGTAAGGAGCCATACCGTTATCGGTCAAATAATAGTCATATGCCCGACTTGCTGTACTTCGTCCGCAATCCTGTGTCTTTACATATCCAAACTTGTTAATTGTTTCGGCGATATACTGTAAAGCCTCTTTGATTTCTATGTAACGTTCAAAACGGAAACCAGGCTCAGGTACTTCTCCAGCGATCAAGCAATCGTACAAACTGATATATCTTGCTGCGGCTTCTGCGCTAAGGCCATGCGTAAAATCATTTAAACAACTTTTACCAACCTGCTTAAATTCTCCGGTACTGACATTGCGAACAATATAGGTGTACTTACGATAGCGGTTACTATTGCAATGTTCGCATACTGGGCTACCCGTATAATATCTTTCAGGTACTTCAATATCACAAACGCGGTTAATAATGTTTCCTTTTTCGGTATGCTCTACGGAAGCGATAAACTGCCAGTCATTTATGATAGCTGTACCTTCAGCCTCAACCTGAATAAATCTGGCTGTATACTTCTGTTTGTTATCGTCTACAAGCTCACGATAGACTTCACCAACTTTATTATAAGTAAACTCGCAGCCATACTTTTTGCACTTGTTTGCGATACGTGTGAGCTTTGCTTCCAGGCGGTCCATATTGCCTTCAAAAATTTCATACATCATAATTTTTACCTCCGTGTGTTTCATTTGATAAATCAATTTTAACGCCTTTGCTGAATTTCGTATGCCGACGAAACACACGGAGTTTTAGGATTCACTCTATGCAATATCGCTAATAGCGCAATAGGCATTATCTGCGTAATCCTTAGCTTCTTCAATCGCAGCTATGTAAGATTCCATTTCCTCACCGCGTTCGCTGTTCTGGAGAGATTCTGGCAGATTATCATGGGCTTCCTGTTCCTCGTCTTTAACTTCTTCCAAAATATCTTTTGCCTGCTCCAACAGTTCCGCAGCTTCGGCAAGGCGTTTTCTCCTAGCTTTATTCATTGGTTTTCCTCCTATGGGTTATAAACTTCTTTATGCAAAAGAATACATTGCTGCTGCGGCTGATTATGACCGTCAGAGCAATAGAAAAACGTGGCTACTGCTTCCGGCTCTTTAGAATCCGGAAAAGTTTCATTTACCAAGTCAATCAAATCCTGCTTAGTAAGAGATTTCATGCCCTGCATATATTTCTCCTTTGCCTTCGTAACCTCCGGGGCGGGCTGATCTTAACCTTCGATACTTCTGGCTGTTGCGGTTGCTTTGCCGTCTGTCCTGCCTTCGCTGTAGGCTCTTCCGTCACTGGAAGTAGTCAAGCCGGTATTTATACGGCGGAAGTTCTTGGAATGCTCCGTATAGGCTTCTTCAACTTCCTTCGGCACAATAATCATAAGCGCGGTACACTGCTTATCAAGCACTTCCTTAATGCCATCGCAGAATCCTACGAGATAGGTATTCAGGACGCCCTTAGTGTCGCGGCCTTCTTTTTTGCATTTCAGATAATACCGATTAGCCAGCTTGTTGCCGGTCTCAAATAAGAACTTGAAAACCTCAACAGCGATTTTGGCGTCTTTCTCATAGCCATAAAATGCGATTGCGTCCCGGTTGATAGAATAAGTCTTGCAGCAGAAATTCTTTGCGATAATCTGGGACAGCGTATAGCGCCATTTACGTACATAGTGGCAATTTGCCTTTGGCGTATAAGTTTCCTCAACAATATTCTGCTCAAGGCTTTTGCCTTCAAGGTCTGCAAGCTCGATATTGTACTTTGCCATGAGCTCCTGAGCTTTAAGAGCTGCGGATATTGCTTCCTTCTCGCTGGGGTTATTTCCGGCCAGTGCCAAAAGTTTTTCGATCTTCTCTAAAATTTTTTCTCTGCTTTCCATCTTAAAATCCTCCGTGCGTTTGATTTGGTGTTTCATTTGATAAATCAATTTTAACGTGTTTGCTTAAATCCGTATGCCGACGGAACGCACGGAGTTTCAGCATTTCTGCTATGCGATTCTGCTAAGAATTGCTGCGTTCAGGTCTATTATGTAAAATTAACCATGTTGACAGTTTTGACAATTCTCTTATAATCGGCGTTCTGCAAATCTATCTTGCTATGTCGGACTTTCCGATTAAGCTCTTTCTTACGCATAGAAATTCCGTGCCGGAGCTCGCCCCGATAACTGTAAGACCCGTTTCCTCTAATCCAGGAATTGCGTTTTACATGGGCATTTCCGGGGCTTGGCTTTGGCTGGGCCATCCTATCACCTCCATATTCGCATTTTAGGCCTTAGCCCTTATAAATTACTGCCTGAGCTGTTAAAGCTCAAATATGGGCTCTGTGGAGCTCCACAAGAGCGTCTTAGGCTAATCCACCTCTTTATATTCAAGCCGTATACCGCCATACTCCCAAAGGTCTGCCCGTAATTCGTCCATAGAGACCTCGCCGGCTTCCCAGCGATGGTAAAGAGCAAGAACTTTTTCCGTAAACTCCTGACCACGTTTATATGCCGTTTTCGGCCAGTAGTCAGTTATCAGCACTTCAAGCGGGATAGTAAGCATAAGAGTCATTGCCTGGTTTACGGCTTCTTCTGTAGCGTCAGCTTTCAGCTTATCGATCTGCGCTTGCGTTAGGGTATATACTTTTTGCTTTTTCTGGTCGGCTCTTTTCTGCCGCCGCATTTCTGCCCGTCCCATATTTCTACCTTCCCTTAAAGCCGTTCTTCATAATTGGCGCATGTGTCCCGATATTCAGTAACGCAGCCGTAGCAGTCAGATTCAGTATTGCTGCACGTCCATTCTTCATCCCAGGGGTCATGCTCATGCCACCTACAAGTGCCACAGCATTCATCAAAATAACTCATACTAACACACTCCTTTATAGCCGACATAATACGGCGATTCATTAGCAAGAAATACCTTTGTATCTACCGTAACTCTGCCATAGCAATCATATTCATAAGTTTGCTTTACTGCCGGAAGAAAAAGCGCGCCGTGCCAAAAAGGGTGCTCGGCTTCTTCGGCTTCGGCCTGCTCCTTTGTCATGCCATAAAGTTCATAGGCAAGGCCACGTTTTTCTTCAAGTATTTTTGTCACATAAAAATCTACTAAGTTCATGCCGCTCCTTTCTGTCAGCAGAAGTAGCAGAATATTATAAGGAACTTATGAAATGTAAGAATTAAGAGTAAAGCCTTTATTCTTATTTCTTAAATTTTATAAAGTCTATAGGAATATCTGCTACTTCTGCTGACGCCCTTAATAAATCCGGCCCGTTTGTCTGTCTTCAAGCTCAATATGGTTTACAACTCGAAAACCGGCTTCCCAGACAATAAAGAGGATAATCCTGATAAGGAAACGCGCCTTGCGCTTTCTTGTATCGTCGTAGAATACACAACCAGCCGTAGGGTCGGGATAGCCTTCTGAATTACGGAAATGCCGGCTCATAATACTACCCCCATCCGTTCAAATTGCCGGCCAAACTCAAAGCCGAGCCGAACCATTTCAATGTCCATGTGGTCGCATACGTCCTTAATATTAGTTGAAACTAACTCACGGACACAAACATAGTCCTCCTTGGCGTAAGCGTTTACGGCCTTATCGAAAAGCCCCAAAAAGAAAGCAGCCTGATCGGGGTTTGTTTCCTGCAATGACATCATAAAATTATCCTCCTTTCTGGCGGGCCAGGAGCGCTTAAGCGCGCTTCATAGCTACGTCACAATCTCCACATTTGATATTCAGGTTTTCCGCAGAGCGGAACGTCTGGCCGCATTTCGGGCAGGTGTAAGTAAACATAACCCTGGCAGCTTTGGCTTTCTTAGTCAGCTGAATGCGCGCAAACTTGATTGACATATCAACGCCGGCAGCCTTGATCTTCTCAGTAAAAGCGTCAGTCGGAGAGGTATACGCATGACCGTTGGCTCTGTCATACTCAACCGCAAGATCGCGTGCCTCGCATTCTTTTTTGAAGTTGCCGTTATGGTAGCGGCCATTCTGGCAGGTATCAGAAATACCGCTCTCCATACAGTTCAGGTGCACCATCTCATGGAGCAGAGTTGCAGCAGTAACCTCGATAGGCCGGTTAAGGAATTCAGCGCCAATATTGATCTCGTACATAGCTTCATTTTCGGCTTCATTTTTCCAGATTTTCTTGGTGGAGCAATGTCCGTAAGCTCTCGGCGTGCTCTGTACCGTGATAACCGGCTTTGCCAGCTTGCCTTCAAAGTAAAGGCCATTGAGCTTGTCAAATATGGTTTCCAGGTTCTGGATAGTCTCGCTCATTTTCATAGCACCGTCAGCCGTAGGAGTATCTGTCTCTTTTTCCGCTTTGGCTTTGGGAGCTTTTCCAGACTTGGGAGTCTTCGGGGTTTTAGCCGGCTTTTCTTCCGGCGTTTCTTCTGCGGAAGTCTCAGCCGTAACCGGCGCTCCTGTTTCGCTCTGCTCTGCGGTAGCCGATGCGGCTTCTTCCTCAGCAGGAGCAGCTTCTTCGGTAATGACCGGCGTTTCCTCAATGGGAGCCACAGCTTCTTCTGCCTGAGGTTCCTGCGCAGGCGCTTTCTGTTCCGCTGCTTCGTCATCAATCTTTGTCCACCATCTTTTCAGAGTAGCAACGCTGATCGTTTTCTCTTTACCGTCGTCCATGGTCACGAACACGGTTTTAGTCTTAGCGTCAACAACGCCGTCAGTGGTTAAAAAAGTTCCGGGATTTTTCTTGCTTTCATACTTCATCATGATTTTTTCCTCCTTAAAATGGGTTGATGTATTTGATGTTTTAATATTAACGCTTTTGCTTGATTCCGTATGCCGACGGAACTACCGGGATTTTGGTAAGTTTTCCGTGCGGCATTAACAATAGTGCTTGTTTGCTGTCCAAAGCATAGGCTCCTGGGTAGGAGCCTGCTTTTTTAGTAAACTGATAAAGAGCTATGAATAAATTCGCGCTCAGTTACAAGGCTTACAAAATTTCCCTGTTTGCCAGCTTTGCCGATAACCTTGTGGATATTTTCAATATCCGTTTTAATGGTTGCGCCGGACTCTGTTTTGAATACCAGATGCTTTGTCGTTGTTCTTTCCAAAGTTGCGTACTCGCCAAATACGGTACGGCCTGAACCGCAATGACCTACAAAAACTTTCTGACCAATCTCAATATCCTCGAATTTTCCACAGTTCCAAACCTTCATTTTATTTACCTCCGTGCGTTTGATTTATGTTTCATTTGATAAATCAATTTTAACGTGTTTGCTAGAATCCGTATGCCGACGGAACGCACGGAGTTTTAGCATTTTTGCTATGCGCTTTTTACAAAAGCTCGTCAGGCGTACAGCCTAAAGCCTTCGCCAGCTTAAGAGCATTTTTAAGCGTAATGTTTTCTGGCTTTATTTTACCGGTTTCGATCTGGTGTATTTTCATATAATGAACGCCAGAAAGTTCCGCAAGCTGCTGTAAAGTCAGCCCTTTCTCCTGCCTGAGTTCACGTAAGCCCATTTTGCTACCTCCATTTCATTTTTCACCAAAGGCCCCATACGGGGCCTTATCCGCCGAGTGTTAAATACAGAAGCCGGGGGCTACGCCACAAGAAACGCTGGCACCGCTGCTGTAGGAGTAGCCGTGGCTGGGGACGAAACAAAAGTAGGTGGTATACGCCGCGTCGGGAGACGCCAGCCACCACCAATCAGGCTCGCCGTTACGAAGCTTAATACGGTTTTTGGAATCCTGATAGTAGGGGATATGTACATCATCCTCCGAGCAGATATAACGACCGTCTTCGCCGAATACCTCACGGCGAGAGAACAGCCAGAGCTTATGTCCGCGACGTTCCTTGATAACCTCCTGCAGATCATCGGGCAGCAGGTCAAAGATTTCTGTGTCAAGGTACTTAGCCATCTGGGAAGCCTCATAGCCGCCTTCATTGGTCCAATCCTCATTCATGGGAGCTTCCTTAGAAAGAATATCCTTGAAAGCAAAAAGAACCTCGTTTTCCTTATAAATATTGATTCCGGCAACAGCGATTCTCATTTTCTCGCCGTTTTTAAGAACGACTGAAATAATATCGCCGACGCTCAAAAGGTCCGCCGCCTTGCCGCTTTCACAAAAAGCAGCAATATCTTTCCAAATGATCTCCTTAGTTACTGTCTGGGTTAATGTTGTCATAATGATTTCCTCCTTTTATGCGTATTCGCATTGTGTTAAAATCGGGTACGGGTTTTTGATTTTTCGGGTTGAAAGCAACTGAACACAGCTTAATATATGATTTGCGTCCTCATTAGAAAGGCTCGTTAAGTTACCGTCTGAATCGCCATTACCGACAATCAAAATGCTTCCGGCTAACTGGGCCTCTCCTAAATTATTGATTGCCGAGATTTTCGGAGCCTCTACTAAAAGACCTTCATCATCGCAAATAATTTCTGCAACCGTCTTTCCAATCCGGCGCGTTGTAATATCAATACACCGGCAGCCGAGCACTTTATAAAAAGCGTCAAGCTCATTTGGAATGTTCACAATACCGAAAATCTCCTTTTCGGTATCAACCAAAACTGCAGTAATTCTTTTCTGCTTCAAAAATATTCACCTCCAAGCGTTTACTTTTTGAAAAACTCATAGTATAATAACCTCATTGGCAAGCGGCCCGAAGGCCGCCGCCTTTTATCCGGTCAGGTACTCGAGATAATCGGATTCGGTCGCAAACAAAATCCACTGACCATCAACGAGACCCATATAACCGGATGAGGTTACATATCCCTTCATAGGGTGGGTACCTCCTTTCTGGGCTTTGACTGTGCCACCAGCCGAAGCTCTTTTTATTTGTCTCCTGAATGGCTCTCACCCGCTCGCCAGGAGTCTTACGGTCACACACATTCACTTGACATTTTCAATTTTAACGTGTTTGCTAAAATCCGTATGCCGACGAAACGCACAGAGATTCAGCGATTATGCTATGCGGTTCTAACGGAGAATCAAATCGTGAATCAGGTACTCATACCGATTACTTTCATATTGAAAGTCTGTCAGCTTTCTTGGTGCGTCGGCTCTATGCTCAATAAATGCCTGGGCTTTTTCAAGCGAGTCATACGCCTCCTGGCTGATCTTTGGCATAGAATAATCTGGCCGTACAGTCACAACAAAAATATGTTTCACGTTATCACCTCCTGAAGATTTCCGGCTGAAAAGTATCATCCAGAATTTTAAGCAAGTGGACCTCCTGAAAATTGGAGAGCCATATGCTCCAAACGGTTCCATCGTCACGAATAACTAAAGCTGTATCGAAAGTTTTGTCAGGGGCGAGAACCCGACACGCATGGCCCGTGCATTGTTTTTCCTGGGCATAGCAATAAGGCTCATTGCCGCCACGCTTAACCGGGCCGCACATAATATATGTATTGCCGGTATTCGGACGCCGAAAATAAAACGGCATATCTTCAAGGCAAATTTCTTTGATCGGTAATTCACTTAGTTTCATGGTTTTTGCTCCTTTCCTGAAAAATCTGACCGAGCGCACAATGCAAAAAGAAAGCCTTGATATTTTCCGGGGTATCGTCATAATCTGTTCGCAGAATCAAAATACAGTTTCCAGCCTGATTGCTCCACGTAATATCAAAATTCATATAGCTGTAACCTTGCAAGCAATCCTTAATGGCTTGGCATTCTCTTTCGGCAAAATAGCCGAGTTCCTCAAAAGTGTATTCCTTCATGCCTCTTTGCTCCTTTCTTCAAATTCTTTTCGCTGCCGGGTTTTATCCAAAAAGTCGGTAGCCTGTCCGTGATAAACCGGTACCCATTTTTCATTGCTTCCGATACCCGTTTGGGTCGGAAGCTGATGGTCATAGACGGCTACGTGCTTACCGGTTTCGGCATTCTTAAAAATCGTAAATGCTGCCATGCTGAACCTCCTTAAAATTCTTCTTTAATTACATTGGCTACAAAAGACTGTCGCCTGTATGACCTAATTACGGAATCAGCAACCTTTTCAGATTTATACTCATAAGTCCTAGTTTCTGAGCCGTCATTAAAAGTAACTATCACTCTATAGCCGTGTGCTAACATTTTATTTACCTCCGTGTGTTTCATTTGATAAATTTATTTTAACGTGTTTGCTAGGCTTCGTATGCCGACGTAACCGCCAGGATTTAAGCAGCTTTGCTATGCAATTCAGCCGAAACTTACGAACCGCCAGCAGAATCAGCAGTTTTCAGAGGACCTGCTGACCTATCTGCTGATGCTCCAAAGCCTTGGTATTGCTGGCTTTCTTAGTAGGTGTCAGCAGAATCAGCAGATATTTACCTATAATTAAATTGAAATATAAGAATTAAGGGTAAATATGTAATTCTTAAATCTTACATTTTATATTTATATAAGGGTATCTGCTGAAACTGCTGACCGCTGACAGGCGCGGGCTGTTACCAAAGCAGAGCTGCCCGGTTTCCCGGGCAGCCCGCGCTCTCAGGCTTGACACGCTTTCAGATACCGCTTAGCTTCTTCGGATTGCTTCCAATCTTCAAAGGCTTTTCTGTTTGCCGGATTTTCATAAAACTCTTGAGCGGCTTGCAGTAGATCGGTGAGCGCGCGTCTTTCAATTTCATCCGCGATACTCATTTACTTTTCTTTGCGCTTGTGCTACAATACTCTTGGTTATGGGGTATTGGGCTTTAGCTCTTTCTCCTTTCTGGGTCGGCTGCTGTAACAGCCGGCCCGTATTTTTATCAGGTGTTGCACCTGATGTATTTATATTAACGCTATTGCTGAAAACCGTATGCCGACAGAACTAACGGAAATTCGGCGATATTGCTATACAATACCGCCGAAAGAGAGGATAAGAGATGAAAATTGAGTTTTCAAATAAAGACCTTGCCTATCTATACAATACACTTTTAGAGAATTTAGAAAAATTGGAAGAGCATAAAACTTTGAATCGCCAGGATATTAAAGAGCATAAAAAGCTCATAAGCATATTAGAATCAGCAAGTCCAGAACTAAAAGATATTAAGGCGCTTCGCTGTCGTTATCAAGATCAGAAAAATCAAAGTCAGAAGGCTTGAATCCTCGAATTTGACCTTGCTCTGCAAGTTCTTTATAATAATCAAATAAGCCACTAGCTATCGGGCCGATCGTTGGTTTTTGTTTTTGCTGTAGCAGCCGCAGTTGAAACGCTAATTCTGTTACTCGGTTAATAGTAATAGCCTGATTGATAATAAGACAAATTACTGCAATTACTAAAGCTGCATTGACTAAATTTTGCATATGTATTTCCTTCCTACCCTCGTAACCTCCGTGGCGGGATATTATTACCTGAATTTCTTATATGCGAAAATGGAAGTCAAACCGTTAAAATGAGATTCCATTTTAGCATCGTCTTCATTGACAAGCCGAAGGGCCTGGATAATTTTCTCAAAATGCTTTTCGGTGCCTTCTTCGGATTCATTTACTTTGCCGCTGCTCCAGAAAAAGCGGAAGTCTTTTCTATATTCGGCATATGTTGAGTAAGTTCTTGTTTCTCCGCTTTTCGCAATAACCGTAACTTCGACGTCCTCTCCCTGTTCTTCTGGGTCAATCCAGATATTGATAGACTGATTGCCTTCGGCAATGTTAACTTCCAGGCGGTCATTCAGATCGCAAATATAATCATTGAAATGTCCTTCGGCTGTACTTCTGTAAATCGGATAGCCAGCGCGCTCACTGCTTTCTTCGTCTTTCTGATAATCAGTAGGGAAAATCTTGTTTGCCAGGTTCCAAGCTTCCTGAATAGTAGTTGCTTTCATGCTTATATCCTCCATTTTCTTTATTCCGTTTACGCCGGTATTTCATTCGGGTCCGATTGATTCAACCATTGCCGAATGTTTCTTGCGGTGCTTGACGTTCATTTGATAAATCAATTTTAACGTGTTCGCTAGAATCCGTATGCCGACGAAACAAACGGGATTTCAGGATATTTCCTGTGTGATTTAACTAATATTGCTAGAATGAAATTATGAAGAATAATATATGGAATGAAGAAAAACACTATATTTTGTGCTTGACAAACGATAATACATACAATATACTGTGCGAGAACGGAAGTTCGATATGAGATTGAGTGCAACGCCTCATATAGAAAGGATGATGAATATGCCTAAAAGAGTATCAGTAACAAGAGAATCGGAGACCGGAAGAAATTTAAGCTTCCACGATAATTATACCGGCACGAATATGAGCCGTCCGCAATTTGTACGGCAAATTGAGAACGGCAACTATCCGCACCACCATGTAAGAGTTATAAACGGCGTAAAAACGCCGGTTTCAAATCCAGACAGAAGTACCAGAAATAACCTTGGCTAGTTTTCAAGAGGCACGCACTCAACCTTATACCCATCATGCCAAACGATTTCGCCGTTATCGGTAATCATACCGAGGACTTCGTCCTTATCTGATAAAAACAGAATCTCTTTAAAATTCTGTCCGCAAATACTTATTCCCTTTTCAGTTGTAGCTAATTGCTTTGTGTTATTCATTTAAACGCCTCCCAGGTCGCCCACGGTCTCCATATTCGCGTTTTATGGTCAAGGCTAGTAGTTTATAAGCCTAAGGCCTAAAAATGCGAATATGGTCAAATCTGGACCTTACTTTTTCAGATACTTCATTGAGCAGAATCCGGTTATGCTGCCATAGGCTACATAGAGCCATTTCACGCCGTTAATAACGGAGTAGTAGCCATAGCACTGTACTGTTTTTCCGTTCGGAATAGTAGCAAGGCTTTTCTTGTTAGTGCCGGCTCCTGCCCGGATATTTAAGGCGGACGCCGTTACTTTGTATGTACCAGCAAGAGATTTATCAAAGCTCTGCGCCGATTCTGCTTTTGCAGAGGTTGAAGCCTTCGGCGAATAACTGTAATATTCTCCGTTGGAATTACTGGTGTAAGCATACCCGCAGCTTGCGCCGGGCCATACGATTTTGTACCAGCCAGAAGCCAAAACTTCCAGGACTTCAACGACTGTTCCTTTGCTAATAGTGCCATAGCTCTTATGAGAAGTACCGGCGCCCGATCTGATATTCATATTGGCCTTTGCAGTAGCTGCGCCGATTCCTTTTCCTGTATAAGTTGTGTTTCCAGTGCTACCGGCAGCAGGAGCAGAGGTGCCAGAATCAGAGCCGTTGGAAAGGGCAATAGCGGTATGGCCTTTTCCTAAAAGAATATCGCCCCTTTTCAGTTTGGCGCTTGACCCTACATAGTCGCTTGACGTGTAAGCGTCAAATTTTCCGGTAGCTAGGAGAGCACTCTTTTCATTGCCGGTATAAATATCCTTGCTGACATTGATTCCGGCAGCGTTTACACATACTGCGACAAGAGCAGAGCAGTCGGTTTCACAAGGAACCGCAATTCTGCTCAGGTCCCAGCCGTTGGCCTTTGCCTGAGTGAATAATGTGGTCCGCTGGTTCTGGTCGTACCCGATCTTATCATTGGCGCAGGCCTGCTCCATAGCTTTTGCGATCTTTTCGGCTGTTGCTTTATCTTTGGCCCGGATAACACAAATCCAGGGCTTGCTGTACCAGGCTCTTGTGCATACCTCTTTTCCTGTCTGGTCGCCAGCAGTGCCACCAGCAATTTTTCCATTCTCGTCTATTGAAGCGTGTCCTATCATAACTGCCATAATGTTTCCCCCTTCTGCGGGCTTTTTAGAGCCTGCGTACTTGTCATAATATTTTTGGCTATAGCCAGCGCGTTTTATCTTTGCCGCTTCGCTTTGGTCGCCGGGCTGTTCAAACTTCGTAAGTACAAGGTCAGACGCCGCACGGACCGAAGAAGCCTTTTTCAGTTTAGAGAGCAAGTCAGCATAGTTTTCAGAAAGCTCTTTACACAAAAAAGCAAGCTGCATATCAAAGTTGCCGATTGATACGCCTCTTGCTTTAGCAAAGTTTAAGAGATTCTGTTTTCTGGTCCAGAAGGTCCATTGCGCTAGGCCGTAGCCGGCAGAATCCTTTATGAAATTTGTGTAGGTTCCATTATCTACAGCAGCGGTATAGCTTTCGTCCGTAAAGTCCAGCTTTTTCTCAAAAGAGTTTTGCAGGTTCTTAGGGTTAAAGCCGGATTCTGCGAAAATGTTTCCCATGAATCCGGCAGCCGCAAAAGCGTTATTTAGCAGCTTATAAAGAGCCTGCCAAAGTTTTTCCTCATTCGTCATTGTCGTCACTTCCTTCCGTATCGTCTGCCAAGTGTCCCATAAGGCGAGGGAATTTTTCGGTAACTATCGTAAATATCCATACGCCGAATAAGAGCAGCGGAATAAAGGGCCAAAGCAAGCCGCAGGGTAGGCCGATAAACAAGCCGAGTGACGCCAATATAAGTACACGGCCTTTATTGTGGTTCGGGTAGTAATAATCCTCACAATATTCGGCTTCATCATCCGTGTAAGAGGCCCAGGCAAAGAAAAGGAGGACCCCTAAAAATACGAGTCCTCCAATTACGGCATAAACCAAAAGGATTGCGCGCCAATGCGCCATAACAAAAGCCATTATTCAGACCTCCCCAGGTATTTCAGCAGCTTGTCAAATCCGAACATGGCCGCAAAGGCAACCATAAAGCCAATAATAATAAAAGCGGCGATAATGTACCAGGTGATCAGCATTTCTTTAATCTGCCAGTAGGCCAGAAAGGCTGCGACTGTCAGCGCTACAGAGAGCAGGAGCACAAACAGGTTAATAACCTTTGACCCGGCGAGCCAGGCAAAGGACCGCTTGCATACCTCCGTGATAATATTCACTACCGCAACCAGTGCGGCAATAATCATTAAAAGCTGGCTGATGAAAGTTGTATAATCCATAAAATCCTCCTTATCCGGCGGCGTCTTCGCCGTCTGAATCTTCGTTGTTATTTTCCTGCATAGCCTTTTCATATACGATTCCGCCTTTCGTATTTTCGGCTTTACTCTTTTCACAGTACGCCCATATAGCGAGTGATAAACTGGCGGCAACGCCCACAAGGGCATATAGAGCGGAAAGGTCATAATGTTTCCACATTACAACCTCGGCATAAATGATAATTTCCAGGCAGATCAACACCATAGCAGCCATCATAATTTTAGCCCAGGCCGGCTTTTTGAAAGAACGCCGCAGGCCAAGGGCTTTTTCGCGGTCCTCAACCTGCTTTTTCAGAGCAAGCGTTTCTTCCTCTCTGGCAAGTTGGCGTAAACGCCTTTCATAGTCTCGCGCGGTTGGTTTTCTTTTCATATGTTCACCGCCTTTACTGTAAAAAATCATGCTTTTCAAGGCGGTCGTCGTAAACACGCTTTATGTTGGCGACGGCGTGGACAGCCCGGTTATTTTTATATTTCGGGTGGTCTTTGCAATATTGCTCATACTCGTCAATATCGGCCAAAGCCTCAATAAATTCTTCCTTGGTATGGTCGATTTCCCGAAGCAGCTCATTATTAAAGTGCAGAATCCTTGTTCTGTGTACGTCTGCCATTCGTTCATCGTCCATATCAATGTGGGCTTCCAATTTTTCGCGGGTCTCTTTCTGAGTCGCTTTCATTTCGGCCAGTTCTTTCAGCACTTCATCATTGATAGCCCAGCCAAAAACTTTTGCGATAGCGTGCCATGGATTTACTTTTATGGGGGCAATCTGTATAATTGTCAGTAAAACAAAAAGTGAAATACCCCCGCCGGTTATGATTTCCTGTAAGCTCATAGCTGCGTTTCCTCCGATCTGAAATTACTTAGATTTCCCGTTCCTCAGGGAACTTTGCGAGCTCGGCTTCCAGCTCGTTAATCTCGGCGCGCCATGCTTCGCGCTGGGCCTTGACTTCCGCATAATCCTCCGGGGAAATTGCGCCCTCTGCAAACTTGAGGGCCTGATAATCAGTGCCCGTGAGCATCTGCTTTCTGACGGCGATCTCGCTCTCGATTAAGTATTTGGGTTTGTCATTCATTGATAGTTCCTCCTTGATTGGTTTTATTTATGAACAACTCATTATAGAGCTGGTCCATACGTTGTAATGTGTGATAGCTGTTGAAGGAAATTCTTTTGCCGGGTTTTCCTTTGCCTTTATCACCTTTCCAGGATTGATATTGGTCTTCAATCACGGCCATAGTGATTTTCCCTTCGTCCAAGAGCTCCTTGAACTTTTTCAGCTTCCGGCGTTCTCTTGTAATCGTATCGGGATTTAAGCGTTTGATAACTTTGCCGGTAACCGTTAAGGTCCATCTGACTTTCAGAAATGAAAAAGTACGGCTCAACTTTACAATCTGGGTTTTGCGCAGATTGATAATGATACCGTACTCGTCGCATTTCTCTTTGATTTGTGCAAGGCAGTATTTTAAATACTCTTTATCCTCATGAATCAAATATAAATCGTCCATATATCTGGCGTACTCCTTGATGTGTAAATCATGTTTTATAAGATGGTCAATTTCAGCCGGATAATCAATCGCAAGAATCTGTGAAATTTGGCTGCCGATTCCAAGTGATTTTCCTTCGCCGGAATCGAAAGGCTCAACAAGCTGTTTCGATAAATGCTTTACGCCTTCATCTTCAACTTTCTTGTCAAGCCTCTCATAAACTTTATCATGCCGGATATGGTCATAATATCCTTTGAAATCGATCAGGAGAATATAGCCTTCATTACTTCCTATACGGCGATAGTATTGGTGCAAATGCGCGTCCAGCCGTCTAAGTGTGAAATGAATACCTTTACCCTTTTGCCCGGCGCTGTTATCATATTCCAGACCTTTTTGCAAAGCCGGAACCAGGGCCTCATCACAGAGGGCTCTTTGTACGACACGCTCCTTGATATGTACACTTTTTACATGCTGGGTTTTACCTCTCTCACTTAGCGTAAATTCGTGAAATCCAAGCACCGGGCTTTCTCCTGATTCGATTGTTTTCTTTGAGTCTCTAATGTTTCTAAGCATATTTATTTCATACCGCTGTACACTCGCTTTCCATGTGACGCCCTTCATAGATTTGCGAACTGCTCTATGAAGGGCGTTTGCGTCTGCTACATCATCAATAGTTATCATTAAAATCCTCCTGCTGATAGCCGGACCGCACGAGTGCGCCGGCGTCAAGATTCTCATTTACCCGATAAGGGAAGGACAACCTCTCCTTCTGTAAGGACAGTGTGTCGGCTTAATTTATGCCTTACACTTACACAGAATCCGGGGGCTACGCCATTAGAATTGCTGGCACCGTTGTTGTTGGAGTTGCCGTTGTTGTTGACGTTACAAAAGTTGGTGGTATTCGCCGCGTTGGGAGACGCCAGCCACCAGTTGGCCCTTAGTTACAGAGATTGCCCTAAAAAATTTATAACTGTGTTTTCAAAAGCTCAATTATCCGGTCAATCCGGTCTATATAAGGAATGAGCTTATTGACATCAACCGGAAGTACCGTCATAACTCGCTGTAAAAGCTGTATGAGCTTTTCACAATCATTTAACGCTTTTCGTCTAAAGGCTTTTCTTCTTTCTCCCTTAGAGCGATATGCGTCTGAAATGTTATCCAGCAGGCTTTCAAGTCTGGTAAGTATATGCTGCCGATAATGGTTAATCAGCCAGCCGGAGTATTCCCGTAAGGTTGTGGCAGCTTCGAGCTGGTCCATTCTTAAAAATGCTTCTTCCATATAAGGAAAAGCCGCGATAACCGCAGCTTTTTCTGTATTGGAAATGACCAGCCCTTTCTTTTTCGTTTTAATGCCAAAATTCCGCAGTAAAAGCTGAGTCATATCTTTGTAAAGGTCGTTAGCCTGATGATAATATTCAAGCTCTGACAGGTCCCGGTTAATGACAAGTACGCTCATAATAATCTCCTAATAAAAGTGCTAAATTTATCAAACACAGAAGCCGGGGGCTACGCCAAGAGAATTGCTGGCACCGAAGCTGGAGGAGTGGCCGCGGTTGTCGACGTGACAAAAGTTGGTGGTATCCGCCGCGCTGGGAGACGCCAGCCACCAGGAGGCCCTTGAACCCTTCGCGCTCGAACCAAAGCCCAGGCCTTTAATTCTGTATCTTGCTGAGAACTGATAGAGCGGAAGCGGTCTTGTTCCTCCGTCATAACTGTCAGACCATACCGGCGAGCCGTGTACTTCCGTTTCTGATAGCAGGAACAAAGTTCTGGAAGCCCAAGCCCACGTACCTTTGTTATTTTCCAGCCGACGAATAGAACGCATGATATTTTTCCACTCGGCGGGGAAAGTGGCAAGCACTGTTTCAAGGTAAGCCGGCATAAGGGAACCTGCGTAGCCGCCCGTATTGTCATTGGTCGCTTTCATTTGTTTTATAGTTGCCATACAGTCAACCGGCGTCATAATTACATGCGGAGCGGTAAGGACGGCAGTATCTCCAAAATTGAGATAGGTATTAAAACCTGAAATGGCGTATCGCATTTTCTCATTTGTGGTGAGCGTAATGTCGAAGTAGTCGCCTAAATCCAGGCCGGAGAAGTCGCCGCTTTCCACTTTGCTCTTAAACTCCTGGGGCGTATAGATTTCCCCAAGGTTCTTGCCCTCATAATTTGCCAGAGAGCGGGGGAGATACAGATTGTCGCCGCCGAGCATAGAAAACAGGTCAGAAGCAAGCACTTTTCTTGTGCCATCTGCTGTTTCGATAGCGAGGACGTCTGTGTCTCTCGTAAGCCCCTGTAAGGGGCTCAGGTCGAAGAATGATTTCTTTCCCTGCATGTTGTAAATCCTCCTTATGAAAGTTGTGTATAATGAAGCACGGGAGCGTGCTTACATTCAAATTTAACGTTTCGGCCGTTTGCCGTAAGAGTAACGCTTGTAGCGGCTTTTACAGGAATAAAACGGCTTGTCTGCGTGTGGTAAATGTACAACCCACAACAAGATTCTTTTTGGCTATGGTCAAGCATGATCTGGTAGGTTCCCTCTGACGGCAGCAGGATTTCAAATTTTTTCTTGTAGCCGTTGGTGAGTCCCAGGTCTCCGATAATTTCATATTGCTCACCATTAAATACAAAATCATAGGTTCGGTCAAGGCAGAAGTACCCGGCCGGTGCAGGTGCGTTTCGATAATAAATCGGATAGGCCCCAGAGCCATTGACATTTAATGTCGGCTGCTCTTTGATGGTTTCCTCATAGCCAGTAGCCCAAAGTTCATCACCCGTTGAAGTAATAAGAGTATCTCCGTCAGAATCAACAAGGGTAAATATGGCGCCGCCAACAGCGATCAGCTCATTTCCTTCCGAGTCTACTAACAAATTCCCTTCCGAGTCGGTAAGAGAAAATGCGGTGTCATTCAGTGCGGTAAACTTAACTCTGACGGTTGCGCCTTTCATCAAGAGGAAATTACCGCAAGTAACGATTTTTTCTGAAAGCTCAATACCCGTTTCACACTCTGCATATGCGGTAAAATATTGCGTAAGTGCGTCAATCTGATTTTGTAAACTACCAGCGGCGTCTTCGCCAAGCTGGTCTTTAATATGCTGGAACCATTCGAGAAAAGCAGCCTCGGCGCCAGTCTCAAATTTTTGTAAGTTCGTCACAATTTCTGTGAGCTGTGCGTTTCCTGAATTTTGCAGAGCTGCAAGGTACGTATCGCCTGCTTGTCGCAAAGCAGCAATATAGGCTTCCAGGTCTTCTACAGCGGCACTGTATGAACCCTCACACCGAAGCACAAACTCTTTATAGAATTGAGTTAACTGCGCAAAAAAGACACTTGTATCGAGGTGGTCAATAAGCTGTGTGACTGGACCGCAATAAGCGTCATTAAATCTTGTGTCTGTAATATTTGCCTGCGATATAACGGACTGATTCGAGTTGATATAAATTGTCGCAAGGCAAAGCTCGTAATAGTCGCCGGAGTCAGGCTGTAAAATTTCCGGCTCTTTTGGATTTGCCGCCGGAGTTCCGGTTTTTATCAGAAGTTCGCTTTTTCGTTCGGCGTAATTATTCCGAAGAATAACCATGTCTATTCTTTTGTAAGCGCTGACTGTTGGTGCGTCTTCAAGCGTCAGGTAAGAAGGGTCTTTGTCATAAGCGAACCGGCCTTTGATAAAACCATAGCCAGGCTTGATCTGTACTGTCATACCCGTATGCGCCATTACCTGAAAGCAATCGGCTGGGTCTGCCAATACGCCGCTTGTAATGAGTTTTGAAAAGAAGTCGGCCATAAAATCAGACGTTTTCGCCCGGTCAAATATCGGCATGCCTTCTTCGTCATATCCTGTAATCTCGCTATCGAAATAGCCATATTCTAATGCCATTATGCTGCCTCCCTTTTTATTAACTGTTTGACGGTAGTTATGCCTTCATTGCCGAATGTTACGATTAACTCTATAGAGCCGCCTTCGTAAGTTTCCATAATTTCCGTAATACGCTGCGCTGTCTCTATGCCGATTTCCGTATTGATATACGTGCAGTAATCACCAAGGTCATAATCTTTTTTGTATTCAAGATTGGCATGAGAATCTACGGAACTTGTAACGGTTTCTACTTTTTGATATTCAATCAGTTTTTCTTTACCCCTTTGTACAAGAAGCGCTTTGTATTGTGCAGCCGATAATTTGTTACCGTTTCCGTCGTCTGATTGAAGGTCTCTAGCGTCTACAAATATTTCCCGGCGTTCTTCTGTTTTATCAGATCGCAAATCAACCTCGACAATAACTCTGGCGCTGCCTTCACCTTCTCCGGCAACATAGGCGAAATTTTTATAGCTGCTGGAATCGCGGTTATAAATAGCGTCCCGAATGTTATAAAAGGAATTTGAGAAAATCGCCCAGCTATTTTCTGTCTGGCTGTCTCGCCGGTCTTTTCCTTCCCATACCTCAAATGCCAGATCGTTTGTCTGGTAGTCATACCGTACCCGGTGGCTGATATTTTCTGCGTTGCCGAGAGCGTATAGCTTTGCACTTAAATCGTCTCCGAGCGTCTGCATATTGACCGTCGGCTTTAAGCCGTTAACGGCGCCTAGCCTTAAATGCTTGATAACTCGCCCGGGGTCTTTCGGTGATATGGCAAATTTTGTTACAAGGTTTCGCATTGCCGATTCCAAAGAGCCGGAGAGCGCCGTGCTTTCGCTGATAACGCGATTCTGTAAAAGGCATTCGGCAAAATTTCCTTTCGCAAATATTTCACGCGAGCCGGAGTCGTCCTGGGCGTAATTTACTTCGTCAATAACGCCGAGCTCTTCGGCGTCATTGCGATACAGGTAGCGGCCTTTACTTAATAGCGGAAAATATTCTTTTGTCGTATACAATTCAAAAGCTCCCAGCTTTTGATAGCGCCTTATCCAAATAAGAGTTCGGAAAAGCGGTATCGCGCCGAGAGTCTCAAAATCTTCATCAAGCACAATCAGTCTCATGTCACACCCCCAAATACAGCGGCGTATAATAGAGCATTACGTCAAGGTTTGTATAATTTTCATCCGCATCGTATTCCAGATAGTTCTCACCGACTTCTAGCTTAAAAGGTTCTGAAAGTCTGTCGATTTTTTGGTACGAGTTTACGCCGTTTAACTCGATAATCTGGTTTCGGTCGCTGGTATCAATCAAAAGAGTGTCGCCTTTTTGAAGTGATACTTTAACACGGATAAATTGCCCAGTTCCCTGGTGTAAAATCTTTGGATTTAATACCGGGCCTCTGGCGGCTATAAACTTAATTTGCAAGCCGCATGGAACGTCACCGTCATTCATCAAAAGCACATTTTTATTCAGCGTTCGATAGCCGGAAGTATGACCCGCAAGAGTCAACCCTTTATAGGGGTCTGGTGTATTATAAACTTTCTTTTTCAGGACACACCAGGGGAAAGCAAACAGCGGCGTAAAATCTGCCATATTCCGACCAAAGTTATCCATGTTTTTAAGGAATGGGTCCGGGCATATTAAGTCAACTGCGATAGCAAGCCGGTTATAGATATTTGCTTTGGTTACGAATGTCCAGCCTTCAAGCTCATACTCAATATTTCTCTCTGTGCCGCTATGGTTTGCTGTTAATTTGCCGGTATATTTTGGATTGAAAAATTTTATAATTCTTTGCCGATTTTCCCGGTTGTTTGTGTCGTCTCTTAGGGTTGCCTCGATATGGACGGGACGGCTTTTAATCCGTTTCCCGTCCAGTGTTGACCCATCCACAAGAGCATTATCGGTAGTGCTGATTTCGAGCTCGGAGGCTTCCAGTCCAGAAAGGGCGGTTATACCAAATTCCAGCTTTTGCCTGGACTCATTCATGCCGAACTGTAATTTGTTGCCATTGCATTCAAGAGTTATTTGTATAAAGTCCGCCATTTACTTCACATCCTTTAATATTTTTCTTGCCGCTTCTCGATTCGCTTTGCTGACTTCGCTCGGCGTTGCTACCGGCACATGATAGTTGTTTGTCTGCTCAAATTTTTCTTCCACATATGTGGTGGCGGGCTTCGGTGATTCTATGTCAGCCGTATGCGCCGCTTTGGCTTTGGCTTCTACCGTAATTTTACCGGTTTCAAGATTTACGGTTTCCTGCATTTTTCTGGTAAGCCCTTTAAGCTCACCTTTTACCTGTTTTTCAAGCCCTGGGTAGGATTCGTCAAAGCCTTCGCCGATTCCAGGTGGAATCCAACGGCCAACTTCATCAGCAAATACTTTAGATGGCGAGTTAATATCCAAAGCGCTCTTAGCAGCCTCAAACAGACTGTTCGCCAAGTTCTTAACTTTATCCGTCAGCCAGCTCCAACCGGAAGAAATGCCGTTCCAAATACCAGTCACAATGTTACTGCCGATAGTAGCCATCTGGCTTGGCAAGCCGCTTAAACCGTTTACAATATTACTTACAAATCCTTGCGCTGCCGAAGATGCCTTTGACGCCAAATCGGCTGCAAACTGCGTTACCTTGGTAATGGTATTAACAAGGTGCGTCCAGACTTTACCAGGAAGCTGTGAAAACCATTCCGTAACTTTGTTAATCGCGTTTTGCGCTGCGGTACTCGCCGCCGAAAGCAGGTTAGCGCCCCATTGCGTTACTTTGCTGACTACCGTTACCAAATGCGTCCATACCTTGCCCGGAAGCTGTGAGAACCACTCTGTAACTTTGTTGATTGTGTTCTGGGCTGCCGTAGAAGCAGCAGAGAGCATATTAGCGCCCCATTGCGTTACTTTAGTAACTACTGTTACAAGGTGAGCCCAGATTTTACCCGGAAGCTGTGAGAACCATTGCGTAACTTTGTTTATGGTATTTTGCGCCGCAGTTGAAGCGGCTGAGAGCATATTTGCACCCCATTGAACTACCTTAGTTACGACTGTTACAAGGTGCGTCCAAACTTTACCAGGTAATTGTGAAAACCACTCGGTAACTTTATTGATCGTATTGCTAGCCGCTGTACTTGCTGTGGAAAGCATATTTGCTCCCCACTGAGTAACTTTAGTTACAACATTTACGAGGTGCGTCCAGACTTTACCAGGAAGCTGTGAAAAGCCCTGTACAACGCTATTTACGGCGTTTGTCGCAATCTCGGTCATGCTCTGCATCATATTAGCGCCCCAGGTAATAATCTGGTTCAGCGTATCGGACAGGCATTGCATTGCCTGACCAGGCAGAGCCGCAAGGCCGTTAATCATGCCTTGCACCAAATAGTCGCCCTGTTCCTGCATGACAGTAGAAGGGCTATGAATACCAAAGAAACTCTTAATTCCGTCAAGTATTCCGCTGCCGAGTTCGCAAGCGGCGTCAAATACCGCGCCAATACCTCCGACAAGGCCATTTACGATACCGGCAATAATATCAGGTACCGCAGTAGCAAGGCCCGCGACAATTTCAGGAATTGCGGTTATAATTTGCCAGAGTAAATCTTTTGCGGCTGTAAAAATCTGTGGTATAGCTTCGCCAAGTCCGGTAGCGATTGCCGTGATTATTTGCGGCAGATTTTCAGCTATGGCGACAACAATATCAGGGATTGCCTGAATAATCGCCATTAAGAGCGTGATAGCCGCTTGTAAAATCTGCGGTAATGCGGTCGTCAGACCGTTCACAATCGCCGTAATGATTTGCGGCAAATTATTCGTTATCGCTTGTACGATAGTCGGTATGGCTTCGATCAAGCCATTCAGCATTTGCACTGCGGCGTCAATAATTTGCGGCAGCGAAGCTACGAGAAAATCCACTACCGAAGTAATGATATTCGGTAAAGCCTGTAAGAGCTTTTCAATGATGATTGGTATTGCGTCAACGATTGCCTGGAATAGCTGTACAGCGCCTGCAAGTAGATCAGGCAAAGCTCCGACAAGGCCGTCAATCAGTGCAGAAACAATTTGAATCGCGCAATCAATAATCGTCGGCAAATTTTCCACAAGCATTGTGGCAATCGTGGTAATAATGCTGACTGCCTGCTGCATGAGTGTAGGCAGCATACCGGAAATACCGTCAACCAGTGCCTGCACGATTTGAACGCCAGCATCAATAATATCTGGCAGCCAATCAACAATACACTCTACAATATCCAGAATACAGGTTGACGCCGCTTCAATAATTTGTGGCGCCCCTGCGGCTATACCGCTTGCTAATTTACCAACCAGGACAATAGCGGTGGTCCATATTTCGTCTGCACATTCAAAAAGGGCCGTAACGAAAGTTGTAATAAGGCTTGCAACAGAGTCTGCTAAACCGGGCGCGCTTTTTATGCTGTCACAAAAAGCGGAAATAAGGCTAAGCGCGGCTTCGATAATTTGCGGTGCAAATTCAGCAACCTTCTGAACTACGTCAGCAAGAACCGTACCAACCGCCGTAACCATGCCGGAAAACCCGCCTTCGTTAAAGGCTTCCTGAAGCTGGGCGACATATTCGTTTGCCTGTTTTACGACTTCCTTTAAAGGTGTGTCGAGACCCTTATAAATGGAGATTCCGAGGGACTCCATGGCGGAACCTAAAAGAGTAATCTGGCCTTTCAGGTTGTCATTCATAACGGCAGCCATTTCCTCGGCAGTACCGCTACAATTTCGTAATTCTTCTTCATACCCGGCTACGGTTTCCATACCCTCATTGAATATTAAATTTAAGCCGGATATTGCTTCATCAGTAAATACACTTTGCAGAGCCGCGGCTTTTTGGGCGTCACCCATGCCGTCTGTTGCAGCTTCTACATCGGTAAGAATGTCTGTTAGATCGCGGAAATTTCCTTCCGCGTCCTGGACCGCAACAGTGGTTCCATTAATCGAAACTGCGCCGTTATCCATTTGGGCGGTCAGGTCTCGCATAACTGCTCGGAGTTTAGTGCCGGCCGTAGAGCCCTTCTCGCCTTGGTTCGCCATTGCTTCCAAAAGAGAAGTAACGGTTTGTACGTCCTGGCCGGCTGCGTTAAGATTCGCCGCACAGTTTTTATAGGCTTCGCCTAACTGCTCGGCACTGGTGTTGCTATTTGCCTGAGCATAAGCCAGTAAGTCAGCAAAATCAGCAGCGCTTATAGCCGAGTTACTGAAAGCCGAAAGGTAGTCTGTGACCATATCCGAAGCTTTCGCCAAGTCCATACCGGACGCAGCGGCGAGATTCAAAACGCCGCCTAATTCTTTAGCAGACTTTTCAGCGTCCCAGCCCGCGAGGGACATATATTTCAGGGCTGCCGCTGCCTCCGAAGCACTGAATACTGTTGAGGCTCCGGCGTCGATTGCCGCTTGTTCAAGCATATTAAACTCGTCGCCGGTTGCACCGGATAACGCCTGAACTTCGGACATAGCAGCTTCAAATTCCATGCCGACTTTAACCGCGGCCGTACCTACTCCGATTATCGCGGTAGACGCTGTGGCTATAACGGCAGTAGTAGCTTTCATGGCGTTACCAGCAATCTTTGACATGCTGTTAAGCCCTGATTGAAAACTTTTTGTGTCGATACTGGTATCAAATTTCAGAGTGCCATCATAAGCCAAAATCCTCACCTCTTTTCATAAAAGGGCTGCGATTATCGGCTCATAATGGCACTACTTAATCTGTTTCCCGTTGATTATTTTTATTTCAAATATGGCTGTGCAATTTCTCCCTTTACAGGCGGTAAACACGCCTTCGCAATTTGCCTTTTCGTTGTAAAAAATCGGCATTTTATAATCACATTCGGGGCATTGCACTTTCTTTTTCTTCTCCTTTTGCAAGTGCCGCCTCCTGTCATATCAGGCCCGTAAGGTCGCCGCCGTTTAAGAGGGCCTGCGTAATAGCGTCCATACGTTCTTGTTCTTCTTGTGGTATTGGAAGCGCATGAACGGATTTCATACGGCGGTAAAATGCTTTCTGGCTCTTTGTCATGTCATTGTTGATTTTAATGCTCCGGTAGCTCATGATCTTACAAAACTGGCAATCTTCGTCAAGAGCCCTGAACATAGCCCTGAATTTCCACCAGTGGAGATATTCGATATCCTGCAAGTCAATCCGATATTGCGAGAGAAACGCCGAATAAATGTAATCGTCGTCATACTCAAAAGAGTAAATCCGCTCTACGTGGTCGTCTTCCGTGGTTTCATCAGTTTCCTCACCTTCGACATTAGCTCTACGCTTTGGCGTTTTTTGTTCTTTGCCGGCTTGATAAAACCATAAAAGTGCTTTTACGGCTTCGTGAAGTAATTCCACGGGCGGAAGCTCGGGATAAAAGAGCTTTACTGCTTTTATGGCTTTTTGTTCTTCTGGGACTGACGCATCTTCCATCATGAGTTCAAAAAGAATGGAGACGCGAAAATCCGTATTGATCGGATATTCAGCGCCTCCTAACTCTACATACTCCGGCAGCAGGTCAATCAGCATATTCATCAGACAGGATAAACAGCGGCGTGATTGTTTCTGTTTTTATTCTTGTTCTGGTTACGTCTCTGTTCGCGGTTCAGGCGCTCGCCGGAATACTTATTTGTGATAGACTTGGCCTGCTGCACTGCCTGGTTTGCCTGGTCGCATATCTTTGTAAAGGCTTCCAAATGATCTCCTAAGTGATTCGGCTTCGGAAAACACCTTTTAGCCGTGCCTTCGCCGAAAATCTGATCAACAAATTTCTCGGTAAGCTGGCACTGTAACCGCATTACGGAAGCCACCTGCAAATTCTGATTCTCACCCTGAATATTGCTCTGTGCTTCCTGCAGTGCGGTCATAGTGTCGCTCAAAGATTTCTGGTAGGTTTCCATTGCGTCAGCGTCCAACAGGTCAAGCTCCAATGTAACGTTGTTAATCACTATTTTGCTCATATGCTGATTTCTCCTTTTCTGATTTAGGCCGCAGGTGCAAATGCAAGAGCGGTAGTATCGAACGTACCGAGGATGGGGTCACCCACAGCGTTCAGGTTGCCGGAAATGGTCATTTTGTTTTCACCGGTGAAGTCGGAAACTTCTACGGCTACCACAAATTTACGGGCCTCAAAAGAATGCCCCGCGTCCTCGGCGGCTCCTGCCGGATTCCAGAGCTCCACGCGGCAATACTCAAACTCGGCATCTGCACCCACATAATGGTTGCGGCCGACTTCATAGATTGCGGTGATAGCTTCCTCTGTTGCGATCTGTTCTGCCTCAAACGGAAACGTAGTCTCGTAGCTCACAATGGAAGAAGACGAGCTGACCTCGTTCACGTATTTTACGCTTTCTGTCTGCGCGCCGGGCTCTTCATCCAGGGTAGTAAAGCCGGTTCCCATAAGTACCCATTTGGCAGCTTCGGCCGTACCCACGTTCAAATAGTCTGCGTACTGATGACGCCGAATGACTGTTCTGCTTTTATTCATACTTTTTAGCCTCCTTGTAATAGATTAACTGTAATTGTATCTGGTATCTGGCATTACGCATGGATATATCCATGATATAGCCGGATGATAAAACGGACAGGCTGTCAGGCTCGCACCCTTCGGGAAGCGCCGGGAAATTTCCTAGGCTTTCCTGTTCCTCAACCCATTCGGCGAACTGCTCATAAAACTCGCTGTTCTGTATATTCTGAATGCGGTCCATATCGTAATACTCGCGGCTGACAAAATTAAATTGATATTGGCGCAGAGTATCGCCGTTTACATACCTTTTCAAAATCGGGTTAAATACGCCGGTCTCGATATTGTACTCAATAGCCTGGTCGCCTAAAGCGTTAACTCGGAAAACACCGTCCTGCAAGAGAGGGCAGGCCATAAAGAAATTAGTTATTCCTGCAATAATAGATTCGCCCATGTCATCACTCTACTTTCTCCGCGCCGTCTAAAATTTCCTCTTTTTCAGAGGCTTTCATCCGCTCGAACCACTGGCCACCCCTGTTCGGGTCATAACTCCGGCTTTCAGAGGTATTGTAATATTGTGCGGCTGCATATGGCGCGGCATAATCGACTTCGCCGCTGCCTATAACGGTTCCGAGCTTGCCGGACTTTTCAAGCATTCCAGTATCAAACGGTACGCGCGGGCTGCATCTTCGCAAAACCTCCGAATCAACAAATTTCTGCTTGCGGCTAAACTGCTCATTTTGTCTTGTCGCGAAAGAAGGGTCCCATTCAAGCCTTGCGCTTCCGTGCCCAGTCTGTACAATGCTCCCTCTGGGAGTTGTGATTTTATTAAGGGCCATTATTTCCCTCCAATCCGCCAATGCTTAACTGCCAGGCTTCCTCGCTGCGTGTTGTCGGCATACTCTACAACGCTAATGAGCGACCCTGTATACCTGCTTTCATGGCATAGAGCCGTTAATTCCTCTTTCGTAATTGGACGGTCTATGTCATACACGCCCGTTCCCCATGCTGTAGCCATTGTACTGGCAAGCAAAATATAAGAACTTTTTTGCAAAGTCCAGTAAAAAAGTGCGTCCTCGTCTGTCAAAAGTTTATACTGGCTTTCGGGGAGATAAGTCTTTCCCGCTTCAATACGAGCGCCAAAAGGAATCCGAATTTTACATGTGATTTCTTCGGAACGTACACCGCCGACAAACTTACTAGAATCGAGCTCATAAAAGGATACGCCGAAAATGTTTGTAGGAATAAATATCTCTCTGCGCTTTTCCTTATCTGTCCGAGCATTGAAAACGGTAATAATCTGGTTAGCAGTTAGCATCTTTTCCGGCACCCCCTAAACAATAAACCTGATGTGCTGAGGTATACACGAATTTCTGTTTTTGCGTCGTCTCTGGCCTTTTCTTCGCTTGTGTCCGCATAGGTTACGGAATATCCGTCGTTATTTTCGGACTTGATTTCTTTAGCCGGACTTTGCTCAAACTGATAGAGCTTTTCAGCCGCCGCGCATACTGCGTCTTTTACACAGTCTGGAGCAGCGTCAAGTGGCTGCAAATTTCCAGCCGTGAGCCCGTCAACCAGATAGGAAGCCTTCATAGCGAAAGAAGGGAAGGCTTCCTCAGGAATAGCCGAGCCAAAATAATTGGTCTTATACCAATCGTAATCGGCATAAGGCTTTTGTATTGCCATAAAAAGGCCCTCCCTTCATGCCTTACTTATTGGTAGTTTTCTTGGCCGTACTTTTGGGAGCCGCTTCCAGCTCTTTGATCTTGGCTTTCAGTTCCGCATTTTCCGCTTCCAGATTTACGATCTTCTCGTCGTCTGCGCCTGCACTTGCTTCGGCTTCGTCAAGCTGGGTTTCCAGCTCGGAGACTCTGTTTTTCAGTTCCGCATTTTCCGCTTCCAGCGCGGCAATCTTCTTATCGCTGTTTTCTGCGTACTCTGCGGCCTCATGGAGTCTCTCCTGCAAGTTCTCATTTTCGGCGGCCAGGGCGCTGGCCTTCTTGGCCGTATCCTCAGGCTCGTAGATCACCTTTCCGGTCATATCGGTAATGGTATAGCCGAGCTTTTTATACTCGGCGGCTTTCTCGTCGGGAATTCTCAAAACCCGATTTTTCTTTGCTGCCTTTAACATAGGTCTTACCTCCTTATTGAAGGAGCTCCGTAACCGGTACGAAGCTCCCAGATCACATTGTTACTTAGGCCCTTGCTGTCACATTGAAGGCCAGGGCGTTATGCTTATGCGGGAGAATGAAAACATCCTCAAAAGATTCCTCGAAGTAGTCCCATTTTCCCTGGCTGCCCGCAGAAGGCGGGTCAAGCTGCGCGAACTCGTAAGAAACCGGGGTAATGACTGCCTGCGGATGAGCCAGAAGCATATTGACCTGCTGCGCAGACGCATCTACGGACCAACCTTCGGTGAAGTCATACACGGTTTTCATAAGATCGGACGGAACGCTCTCGGGAATCTGTACCTCGTCAAGTGCGGTAACGGCCCTCTTGATTGCCGCATTCGCCTTGGAAATATCCAGAGTACGGTAAATCTGCTTTGCGTTCTGCAGCTTCGTCCTGGTGTCCGGAGTTACATACAAAATACGGCCGGCTCTGGGAACACGTTTCTCATCCATCTGCGTCATGAAGGCGTCGAATACGGTAAGAACATTGTCCTCCGTCAGCGCCGTTGTATCGGCGGTAAAGCCCTCTGCGGTCCAGTCCGCGAACAGCTTGGAAATGAGGTACGCATTCATTTCGGGGAACTTCTGTTCCTCGTTGTAAACGCGAGTGATATTCGCAATGCTGGCTGCCTGGTTGGTCTGGTCAATATCCTGCGGATGCACCAGAGTCTGCCATGTTCTGTGGTTAGACAGAATAAGCGGAGTCCACGCATTGTTGTAGTTACGCTTTCTGGTGCCGATTGTGTCGCGGTCACCGTCAACACGGCCGGTGGTGGTGATCGTCGGAACCTTGATGGTCTGACTGTCTACCCACTTATAGCGGCCATTGTTCGGAGCCGCAAACAGAGCTCCGAAATACAGGACATACGGAAATTCCTGCTCGAGATACTGCTGATACTGTTCAGCGTAGTTTAAAGCTGCCATGTGTAAAGTCCTCCTTATTTGTTGTTATCAGGCTGACGAAGCCGTGTAAAGCCGCCGAATCCTGCAAACGGATTTGCCGCGGCGCCACCGGGCTGTGTGGTTCCGCCGGTTCCTGCTGAAAACCTCGGACCTGTGGGAGCGGGCGGTGTCTGCGTCTGCTGCTCCGGCTCGCCATCCTTTTTCTGTTCGGTTACAAATGCGCCCTTATAGTCTTCATTTTCCATAAGAGACTGCATAAACTCTTTAGCGCCGAGAATCGTTCCGTGATCGTCGATCTGGAACTTTTTGCCTTGGAGCTCTGCGAGTATGCCGTTCTTTGCGGCTACGCTGGAAAACTTATAACCGGAAAGAAACATTTCCTCGGCGTGTTTTCTCGCCTGCTCGGCCATCTGGTCTTTCAGCGCCTGGGTATCGGCGTTATACTTGGTTTCCCACTCGGAAACCTTCTTTTTCACGCCTTCCACATCCTGGTCTTTGAAAGACTGAATCTGCGTATTCGCGTCCGTGAGCTGCTGCTGAACTCCTGCGAGCTCTGTGATCTTTGCATCCAGTTTGCTTTTTGCGACATAGCCGCCGGCTTTCAGGTCTACAACCTGAATATCCTTTGCGCCGTCAATCGCAGCTTCCAGTTCCGCATAGGTCATTGCCTTAGGCTGTTCGCCGTCCTTCGGTGTTCCAAAGAGTTTCTTCAAAAATTCGTAAGCCATAATACTTACCTTCCTTTCGCTGATTTTTCCTGTTCACTCAGTTTTTGCTATCTTGCGGTTATATCCCGGCAAGCAGGGGAGTAAGGCGGTTTAAATGTCATGCCCCGGGACAATAAAAAACGGGCCTCGCGGTCCGTTAGTTATCGGAAAAGCTGTTAGGACGGCCTTCTGGACGTCCACGGTCTCCATATTCGCGTTTTATGGGCCTGGTCTATGATTTATCAGCCTAAAGCCTAAAAACGCGAATATGGTCAAATCTGGGCCTCTGTTTTACCTACAGACGGGAGATACGGGGATCACCGCCTTCCTAAAGTGCTGCGGGCATGAGCGTAGGAGCATCGCCGTCCTGACCGGCTGACTCGCCAGCTTCGGCCGCAGTATCGGGTTCATCCAAAATAATCCAATCATCGGCAAGCATATCTGCCTGGGAAGCAAGCCAGCCCATCTGGACCCCGGAAGTACCCACAAAGGCGATTGCCTTATTGCCGATATTTTCATGGTCGCAGTTGATAATTTCACTGCACCGGTTCTGGTAGCTGATATTCTCGGCCAATTCGATATACTGACCTTTACCGTTCCAACCTACCCGGGCAACTCTGCACCCGTCTTTCAGCGCGTCAAGAGCCGAGCCAAAATCACAACCCTCGCCTTCGTTAATGGTAAAGATCGCATTAACGATATAAATATCTTTGCAACCCGTATGAACCAGATCATCATTGTAGGTGCGGCCGATATAGTCCATCTTATCCGCAACCGCCGGATTGATAATAATTTCTTCTTCGCCGCCAGGCATATGGATATAAAGAATCACGGAATCAATTTCTTTTCCCGTGTCCTTTGCCTCCTGATACTGCGCGAATAATTCCGCTTTCTTCATAGGATTTTCCTCCTAAATCAATCAGGAGCTGACTCTTAGCCTGTAGGTCTGTGAGCCGGCTCCCATAATATTTTTTGATTCTTTTTCCGTTATACTCAAATATGAATCTGTCTGTATCATAACCAGCCGCCAGGCGGCTAAGTAAAACCACTTTTCGCATTTGTCATATCCTGCCTCCGTTTATATGCTCCCCAGGACGTCCACGGTCTCCATATTCGCGTTTTATGGGCCTGGCTTATGATTTATCAGCCTAAGGCCTTAAAATGCGAATATGGGCCTCCTGTCACTTCGTTGCTTTTCGGTTTGCCCATACCGCTTTCATGCTTGGAGAGCGTCCAAAATTAACAATACGGCCTTCGCTGTCCATATGAGCCGCAACCTGAGTTCGTTTGCTGTCAGGTTTTCGGTTTGTCTGTCTGCAAAAATCTTTCATTTCGGCTTCGGTACTTTTCAATGCCGCGCTTTCTTTCTGAAATTTGCTTTCAAGACTTTTTGCGGTTAAGGAACCAGGGTCAGCCTTAATTGCGGCGTCATAGCTAGCGAGAATTCTTTTTGATTCTCTGATTTTACGCTCATACGCCCGCTGTATCTGCGAACACTCGTAATCTGTGAGCTTCTCACCGTTATATTCAAAGCGTTTAGCTTTATACCATTCCAATTTTTCTTTTGTGTATGCCGGTTTAGAGATGCCCGGCCAGTATGGATAAAAACTGTGCCGGCAATTCCAACCGCAAAGGCCGTCGCCACTACCGTAATGTGTAGTGTCCCGGAAATTTGGATAGCCGGGAGCATGCCCCTCAATCTTATAAACCCGGCCTTGCCAAAAAGCATGAGACTCTCTGGCCCCGGAATGCGCTGAAACCTCATAATATTCAGCACCAAGTTCCGCGGAGTAGGCCTCTGTCAATTTGCCGCAAGTCTGATTTACGCCAGTAAGAACGGAACGCCTTACAGCTACATCCATTCTTGACCTCGCTCCAGAAGTATAGTTGACAAAGCTCCCTTCCTTTGCCGATTGCCGTATTGCTTCGGCGATTGCGTCATAATAAGTAAACGCGCCGGACGATACTTTCATATAGGCAAGGTTAGTAGCTTCCAGGTATTGCCCTGTAACGGTGGAGCCGGTTGTCATGGTTAAATTCCGCATATCTCCCTGGGTTTTGGCAATCGCAGCTTCAAGCTGCGCTGACATAGCAGGAGAGAGGCGTAAATCTATATCATATCCCGCTTTTAGGAGCGGCTGGGCGTCATTTTCCATATTGGTAAGCCCGGCCTCCGTAAATAACCGCATGATCTCCTGATCGGTAAGGCCAGACATAGCCGCTACTTTTTCCGCAGTGTCCTGTAGTAAAGCGCCGGCGTGTTGCGCCCGTTTCGCCTGATATTCTGCGGTGTCTGTTAGCGTACCGGTTTTTATTATTCGCCGTGCCAGATCTTCGGCAATCGAAGTTTGTAAAGAATCAAACATGCCAAGTAGATAATCTGTACAGGTGTCAAGGTATTCTGGCGTTTGCATAGGCAGCTACCTCTATTCAACCGGCGGATAAACAGGTGCGTCAGGAATATAGTCAAGAGCTTCCTTTTCGCTACAACCAAAGTACCACATGTAGAATTTTTCCAACTTCATTTTACCGGCAAGGACCATAGCCCAACGGCGCTGATATTCTGCGTCTGTATCTTCTAAAATACCGTCGCCCCAAGTACAGGTTTTATCAATAACACCAGCAGGAACAATGTTATAAAGCGTACAAAGCGTGTCCATAATGGCGATTATATCGTCAAGAGCAGAATCCCAGGCTTTTTGCATTTTGAAAACTGCTGTATAGGAACGCTGCTTTGACGCTTTTACCTCGGTAGCTGTCTTTGCAACGTCATTCGGGTCTGACAGTGTACCATAAGCAAGACTACAAAGAAATTCAATCTTACGAATAAACTCATTCAGGCCATTAAACAAAGCACTGTCGCGAATTGTCGGCAAAAATTCTTTCAAAAAGCCGCTGTTCTCGGAACCCTCAAAGTCGTAATTCCTGAATAACCGTTCTTGACCCTCTGGAAGAATGGGTTTTCCATCTGTGTCTGTGTCAAAAAGAGATACATCCGCGTCAATCGCGGCTTCGGTCGCCCTGTATTCCCATAAAATCCGGGAAAACTGTTTGTCAGTTTCTTCAATGACATCAACGGCACGAGAAAACACCGACGCGCCAAGCGGAGAATGCGGGTCAACATTATTTGCTCTCGGCACTTTGATATATACAAAAAACGGACGTTCGATACCGTCCATTTCCACAATCGGCTCAAGACCTTTCCACTCGTCAACCGTATCAAGTTCCACTTCCATAAGGAAGGGCTGCGTTGCGCTTATAACAAGATCGTCTTCGGTATGCGCCGTATTAAGGCGCTCCGAGCGAAAAGCCTTATTGATAACCGTGTAATGCGTACCTTCCAGATTGTGGTGCTCTAATCGTGTGTACATATAATCGCCGATTCTCTTTGTTTCCAAAAAGATTGCGCCGGTAACTCGTTTGTTGGAGTCGAAAGCGGTAGGGTAAAATCTGTTAGCCTGAACCACATCAAGGTAAATACTGTCAGGATTAAGGCCAGAACCTGCTGCATATGGTTTTATTACGATACCACCAAGAGCACACCACAGCTCAACTGTGCCGCTTAAATTATCCAAAAAGTTTTTAAGCGATTTCTGTATAAAATCAGCTCTTGCGCTGCCGGATATTTCAAAATCAAATTCTGTCAGCACAAGCCGGGCCAGTTCTTCGGATATTGCGGCCGGGAGATTCAGGCATTTAACATTTGCTTTACCGCCAAGCCAGGGCGGCTGATTTCCGTACATATCAAGCCAGAGCTTAATTGCATTATCCATAATATTGGAAGTCGCAATTTTTACGTTCAGCTTTTTCTCAAAATCTGTTTTCGGTAGCATTTTATTCAGCAACCTCCTTATAAAATCTTTAACCGCCGTAGCACTCACCCCCTTGTATATTTCTTAATATCCCGCTCATAGGTATATTCAAAGGCGTCCAGCGTGTCAATATCAGAGGAACCGTCGTCAAGACGTTCCATTTCCAGGCTTTTAGGATTCCATACAGCCATGCTGATAGCTTCTTTCCATGATTCGCAATCCTCTGTATAGAAAAGCCGTGTCTGCGCCGCTAACATAATCGCCGCAAATATCCGGCCGGTTATCTTACTCTTTAAAGCATTCACAACCCGTATATTGCCAAGCCCGTTGCTTTTCAATTTCGTATGTAGCCCACGCATAAGGACCTGCTCGGCCGAATCTGCATAAACCTTAGAAACAAAGCCATAATCAGTAATGATTGATTGTACAAATCTCAAAAAGAGAGTAGCAAGCATATCCGGGTCAATGTCATACAGCTTCCGGCTAGGGTTATCGGGGTCAGGTTCACCCTCTACATAGCGCCGGGATTTTAGCACAATCAGAGAGTCATAACGTACCGTTTTAGCAGTAGCCACAAAAGCATGGCCGGAACCATTACCACCGAAGTCAACGCCTACGGTAATCTCGGTTATTTCGCCTTTTTTAAGGAGCTTTTGAACCTCTACCTTTGGCATAAGAAAGGTATCAGCATTTGCAGCGATTGCCGTAGCAAGCCTGACATAGATCAAGCCTTCTGCAATACTGCGTTTACCGTCAATATCCCGAATATACCATATACTCCCGGGCTCATATTGACTGATGATTTCATCCAGGCGCTCTTTAGGAATATTGATATTCTGGAAAATATTAAAATGCCGGTAATTGTAGCCACCAAGCAAAGTACCTTCCGTAGCTTTTTTCTGGTAAACATCCAGATACTTCACATAGATAGGAGCTTTAGGGTGCTCCGGGTTTAAATCCCAATATATTTTACGCTTTTTAGCTGCAAGCTGCCGGTTAAAAGCCTCCTTAATGGTATTGTCATGGTGTAGATTTATCTCTGTGGCTATCCACATGCCATAGGAATTACCACGGATTTTCTTATAGCTGTCAGCTTTTGCACCGCCGGCAAAAATAACAATGCGTAATTGGTTCTGCGTTGAAGGCCCTTTGATAAAAAGAGCTTCGTTGTCTTTGTATTTACCCCAACGGCATTGACCTCTGAAAATGTATTCCAGACCAAAGCCGTTTGCGTCTCCGATATTCAGCTTCGCATTTGCTATGGTGGACCCTGTAGCAAGATGGATTCTGTCAGGCGCCGTTTTCAGGTCATGCGCAAAAGCAAAAACATTATCCACAGTTTTACCGGAACGTACCGCACCTTCCAATATATTAAAGGTATTGAAACGGCATTGCCGGATATATTCTTTATGTTCTTCGCCGAAGTTGAAATGGATAGTTTTACGCTTTTTATTCGTCTTCGTTGCCGCCATAAATATCCTGCTCTATGCCGTCCATATCCTCGTATTCCTGAAAAGCTCCGGCGGCCTTTTCTTTTTCATACTCGAATTTTTCACGATTGAGCTTTAACTGTTCTTTAGAAGAATGAGACTCAAACATGCCAAGGTGACGGCCGATCAGCTCTAAGGCTTTCAGCTTAGGGGAGGCCTTTACCTCACGTTCTTCGCTATATCCTGTATCTGTGTCCGTGCGCTTATATTTAATAGATTCAATACAGGCTCTGTCTTCGTCTGTCGCGTCCGCTTTAATTTTCCCGGTATCGTCAACAATATCAGTCAGCTTTATAAATGCAACCTTCGCCAGTTCTTCAAGAACTCGGTCCTGGGTAATGCCGGTTCTTTTACTCCGTTCGGCCATTGCGCATGCGATAGCCGCCGAAATATTAGGCTTTGCAAGGTTCTCACTCGCAATCGCTGTAGCTGTTTTCGGCGAGTAACCAGCCCGAATTGCCGCTTGCGTGGCGTTCAGGTCAATCAGATATTCTTCTACAAAGCGCTGTTGTTTTGGATTCAACTTCCTTTGCGCCACGGTTTTCACCTTCTTTCACATAAAAACAGGCCCGTGCAGCAATCTGACGCGGACCCGTTCTCGTTTGATTGTCGTTTCGTTTTCGACATTTTACATAATAACGCAAGTCATATGTGAATTAAAGCGAAATAATTCTTTTTGAAATTTCTTTTAACGCCTTACTGTGAATTTGAAGTGTACGCCGGTGAGTGTAAGAAAGTAATATCGCTATTTCTTCCCATTTCATATGCCGAATATATCTTGCGTCCATTAGCAATATTTGCGTTTCATCTTCCAGAAGGTTAATAGCTTCCTGTACAGCGTCAAGGTCTGACCGTAATTCCTTAACCCGTGCCTGAAGCATTTCCTGTATGCTCACAATCTCCACGACACAATTTTCTACCTTACAGGACGGCGTCAGGCCAAAAGTAGTCACTTCCTTAATCTCTGCCGTGATAGATTCGGCAATATCTCTATAATGCCGGATTTCTTCTAGTTTTAACTTTATCCACTGATTATGATACCAGCAGCTTTTTAAAAATTCCACCGGACTTTCGGCCAAAAGTTTTTTCTGTTTCTCTGTCATGGGGTTACCTCCTTTATTCTTGCTTTCAAAGCGTCAAGTAAAGCGTTCTGCCGTTCCGTCTTAGGCGCAAGTACCTGGTCCAGCACCCAGGTATCGGCCGTTCCTTTCATAAGTAAATGATGAATCAATACAGTTTCCTTCTGGCCCATACGGTGTACCCGCTTATTTGCCTGCTGATAAAGTTCTAAGCTGCAGGGTAGGCCATACCATATCACGATATGACCGCCAAACTGTAAATTAAGTCCATGACCTGCGCTTGCCGGGTGGGCCAGCAAAATTGGAATATGCCCGGCGTTCCATTCTTTTACAGCCGAACGGTCTTTTACGTCAACCGCTTCTGGGTGTCGCTCCATAATTCTGTCGCGCTCATGCTTATACGCATAGAATAGAAGAATAGGTTGCCCGTTTGCTTCTTCAATAAGACTGTCTAAGGTATTCAGCTTTTCGTCATGTAAAATTTTTACCTCGCCATTTTCGTTATACGCTGCACCTCCGGCCACCTGCAAAAGTTTATTTACCAGAATTGCCGCGGAACCTGCGTCAATATCACCGTCGTCATAGGGAAGAAGCATATCCTTTTCCAACTTACGGTATAAGGAAAGCGTATCTTCCGAAGTCTCTATTTCATGCCGAATATCAAGCCTTTCTGGAAGCTGCAAGTAGTCAGCGGTTTTCATGCTGATACAAAGGCTTTCCAGTTTTTTATAGATTGCTTCTTCGGCGTCTGGTTTTGGTTTCCAGGAAAAAATCGTTTGCGCATTTCTTTTATCAGGGAGAAAATACTGGTCCCTGTAACCGGTCAGGGTTCGCCCAAGTGCTTTCCCTTCATCCAGCAAATACATTTCAGGCCATAAATCCAAAAGGCCGTTAGGAGACGGCGTGCCGGTAAGTCCGGCAATACGTTTAATATAAGGCCGTACCTTTTTTAGCGCCCGGAACCGCTGCGCCTTATTTGATTTAAAACTTGATAACTCATCGATCACCACCATATCAAAGGGCCATTTTTTCTTGTAATACTCCACAAGCCATTGCACGTTTTCCCGATTGATAATATAGAGGTCTGCGTCTTTGGCAAGAGCGGCAAAACGCTTTTCCTTTGACCCGATTACAACAGAAAAGGTCATATGCTTTGTGTGATTCCATTTTAAGATTTCAGTAGGCCAGGTTTCTAATGCCGGGCGAAGAGGCGCTATGATTAAAACCTTTCGGATAGAAAAGTAGTCGTACATCAATTCTTCAATCGCCGTAAGAGAAATAATACTTTTCCCCATACCCATATCCAAAATCAGGCCGAGCTCCGGGCATTCAACCATTTTATCGATACAATACTTTTGATAATATTTTGCTTCAAACTCCATTTGCCAGCCGCTCCTTTAAATCGTCAAGATTATCAATTCGCCAGGCTTCACACCCCAAAGAGTGCAGAACCTGGAATATCTTCTTTTGCCGCTCGCTCATACCGTCTTTTCGGCCAGGCCGTTTTAACTCTATAAAAATAATTCTGCTGCCTGGTAAAATACAAATACGATCAGGTACGCCGGTTTCGCCAGGACATACCCACTTAAAGCACCGGCCGCCAAGCGAGCGAATATATTTTCTGACGGCTTGCTCTAAAGCGCTTTCTAACATTCTAAAAATCCTCCTTTTAATCAGCGGTCAGCAGAATCAGCCTAAAACCCTATATAAATACAAAATTTAAGATTTAAGAATTAAGATAAACATTATTGCTATGCTTTACTTCTTAATTCTTACTTTTATACTTTCAAAAAATATTTCTGCTGATTCTGCTGATTTGGTCAAAAAAGCCAGTAAAATCAAGGCTTGTAAGGTCAGCAGCATTCTGCTGATTCTGCTGATTCTGCTGATGGCTCGAAGGCTTGATTTTACTGGCTTTTCGAGATTTTTCAGCAGAATTTTCATAGAAAATTTAAGAAGTGAGGCTTGTATAAACTGTAATTTCTTAAAGCCTCTTAACTTCTATGAACATATTCGCTAAAAACTGCTGATTCCACATTTAAGGCTTGCATATGATTGATATTTTGGAGAGGTTCAGGCCCGATGCTTTAAGCCTGTTTACAGCCTTTCGCCATTCGGTATCAAACCATTCAATATAGCCGGCCCCGTATTTCCGATTTATGTCAAATTGTAATTGCCGGATTTCTTTTTCTGTCATTAGATTTCCACCTCCCTGGAGAATCCCCGCTGCCGGCCATAGATACCGCAGTTCATTGAACTTTGGCTTTTCCAGCCGGAAATGCGTCTGAGGATTCCGTTTATTTCTCTTGCCTGCGCTGGTGTAAAGGTCTTTGGGTCACCACGAAAAAGCTCTTGCCATATTTCTATGGCGCATACACGATTTCTTACTTCTGTACCTTCTTCCTTATCACCGAAGCCGCCGCCCCAAAAGAGCATCCTTTTATCAAGGTCCATAGAGTCCCAGTTTTTCGGTAAAAGAGTATCTAAGAATTTCTCAATCAGACCTTGCTTGCCGTTCATTTCCGTGTGTTCCTCCTGGACCTTACGGGCCATAGCTTCTACACGCTCGCTCAAATACCAGGGCTCACCGGCTTCATATCGCACAACAGCTTCGGCCCATACCTGGTCAACAATTTCTTCTGTCAATAAGCTGCCAAGCTCACGCCCTTTATCCGTAACGACTACCGGCCAAAACCGGCGGCCGCCGGTAGAGTCCCTTAAAAATTCGTCGTCATTAGTGGTTCCGAAAAAAGCGCACTGCCTGGGGTGCTCCTGCGTCCGTTTAGCATACGCCGCTCTGTAGCTGTCTACCTGCTTGCTCATAAACTGCTTGATCTGTTCGAGTTCGGCTTTTCTGGTTGCCGCCATTTCTCCCATTTCTATAATCCAGTAGCCTTGAAGCTGTTCATATGCGTCTTTGCCGGAAACGGTGTAAAGAGAATCCGAAAACCACTGTTTGCCGAGTTTAGCAAGAGTAGTAGATTTTCGGCACCCTTGGGGGCCTACCAAAACAAGCGTATGGTCATGCTTGCAGCCCGGCGATAAAATTCTTGCAACTGCACCTATCAGAGATTTTCTGGTGACCTCCCTCGTATATTCATTATCAGCAGCGCCCAGGTAATCGATAAAGAGGGTGTCCATTCGCCCTTGACCGTCCCACATAAGATCATTCAAATATTCTCTTACAGGGTGTCGTTTGCGAGAGAGCATAGCAAGTTCTACGGCGTCCCGGATTTTGCCGGCGTTATCAATTCCATAATGCTTTTCAAGGTGCCGCCGCAAGCCTGAATCATCCGTATCGCACCAACAGTCAGTTGCCCGCTTTTCTATGGGCTCCCAGGGAAGGTCGCCATCAACAACAGGCCGTTCCCGAAACTCGTCAAAATAGTACCGGCCCTTTAGCTCCGGGTCATGCAAAAGAATAAGTCGGGCATTATCAATCGTAGCCTCAAAGGTTCCCTTGCCGGAGACCGTTAATTCTTTCAGCCAATCCACGTCATCCGGCTCAATATCGTCCCACTTGTCAGAGAGCTCTTTTATTCTCGCCATAGCGAGATTTTGTCTTACAGCTTCGTCATTTATTGCAATATCGGACATGGCCGTATAACTTGGCAGCCGCCCAACAGGAGTCCCCGGAGCTGCGTCGTCGTCCTTGTCGCCGAACATATGAAGACGTACCAGGTCAAAGGAGTTACAGAGCTTGCCGCTGATCGGGTCCGTGCCATGATGGGAATACGCAAATTTTCCGTTTTCATATAGCACAAGACCGCCGGAAGTAGAGCCGCCGACGTAGGTATAGCGGTCTTCGCCGCACTTTATATAAACTTCGGGTAAAAAGGTTTCAATCGCGTCCTCAATGGAGTACACACGGCAGAAAGCACCAACGACGCCTCTTTTTTCGAGAGGGTCGCCCTGCTTTTTGGCAAGCCTCTGCATAATATCCTGCTTACGACTGGACACCGGCCATTCGCTAGGGTCCCGCCAATCGTGGTAACGTCGTAGCTGTTCATCAGGGTCAAGCCAAGGACCGTCAGAAACTCGGTAACAAAAATCGGCATCCCTGGAAGCGCTGGGCCAGTACATCAGCCGGTGGGGCTCATAGGTGGTATCGTCACAAAGATCAATACCAATATCCCCAGCAATCCGGCGAGCGAGCGCCGTATATTCGTCAGGGTCTACGGGTCTTGCCAAAGGAATTACAAGCCTTAATCTGGGAGCCCTAGGCGTAGAGGAATGCGTGCTGTATAAAACGGCGGCGCAGCCCATAATAAGCTCCACTGTCTCCCAGGGCGAGTCAGCAGATGTGACATAATCCAGGTCTAAGGTAAGAAGCCGCCTTTGTATGATTGCTTCGGCTTTACGGCGGCCTCCTTTCAGAGTGCCGCCTACAAAGCCCCCGACGTCCTTTATTTCATCTCTGCGCGGTTTACTCAGTGCCTTATATTCTGCAAGGGTTTCCTGCGTTCTGGTAACTGCCTGGAGCCTTTGCGCAAAGGTACTCCACATAACTTCTTCATTTTTCCAACTGACCGATTTACGCGAGCTACCCGTCGCAATAGTAATCGGTCCGTCGTATCTTATATTGCTCAACCGGTTACCACCCGGACAATGCCGGCGTTTTTAATCATCCGATCACAAAAGTTACACGGCGCCGGTGTTATGGAGTCATCAAGGCTTGCAAGATAGAGGGTAGCTCCTTGCATATCCTTTCTTGCGGCGCTGATGATCGCATTCTGTTCAGCATGCACCGCTACGCAAGAGCCGTACTGATTTCCGTGTATGCTCGCTTTGGGGTCTCTTGGAAAGTCGTGACTGTCTTTATAGCAGACGCCCATGTCACAGCAATTCGCCTCGCCCCTGGGAGAGCCGTTATAGCCAGTCGCGATTATCTCGTCATTGTTAACAATTACGGCGCCGTACTGCCGGTGAAGGCAAGTGGAGCGCTGGGCCACCGCTCTTGCGATATTCAGGTAATATGTATCTTTGTCAATCCTGGTTGTCATGCTCAAAAGAATCTCCTTCCAGCAAATTTCCGCGCGGTCGTTAAGTTCAGGGGTACAGTGATCTTCAAACCATTTTTCGGAATGCGTTGTAACCAAAATCTCTGAAAGGTCAGGCCCTTTTGCCTGCCCGTAGTTACAAGGGCAGCCATACGCACGGCCCAGCATTTCAGCAATACAGTCTATCAACATAAAACTCACCTCCCGGAAGAACCGAAAGCGCCGGTTTCCCGCTCGGTTCCTAAGTCTGTGACAAAATCGGCTATTAAAACCGGTAGAATTACAAGCTGCCCGATTTTATCGCCGGCTTTAATGTGATAAGTCTCGCTACTGGTATTACGCATAAAAGCGTGTACCTCTCCGGTGTAGCCGGAATCAATCGGCGGTAGATCACAAGTGATTCCTTTTGAGCTAAGGCTGGTTCTTGGAAACACAAAGCCGCCCCAGCCGTCAGGAAGCTCAAGGCCGAATCCCAAAGGAACTGTAATATTCTGTCCGGGCCACAATACATAGTCTTTAAGGCTATAAACATCAGCCCCCGCGTCGTTATAATGGCTACGTGTTGGGATTTTGCCGCCAAAATCAATTATTTTTACTTTCATTTACCTACTCCTTTCAGCCAGGACGGCCTTCTGGGCTCCTGTGGAGCTCATGGTCGCGTTTTAACGAGCTGGCTAGTAATTTATAAGCCCAAAGGGCAAAAACTCGAATATGGTCAAATCAGGACCTTTTTATGAGCCCGGTGTCCCAGGCGTGCTTAATATTTTCGGATTGCGTTACCCATTCGAGCTGCGAAGCCCTGGGGTCATGCTTATTTCCTTTCTTGTGGTTCACAATGGTCTTATGTTCAGGGTCAGGGTTTACCACGAACATGGACGCCACAAGGATATGTAGCTTTACGTTTACGCCATCAAGGGTAACTCTCAAATAACCCCGGCTGTCGTCAAATGGTTTTAGGATTTTACCCGTTCGGCGATTGCGTACTTGCCCGAGACGGTTAAGCTCATAATTAGGGTGGTCTTTTATAACGTACCATTTTATCCGCATATCTTTGGAAAGTCCTCTGCAAGAATCCCGTCCGGCGTTTTAAGTGTGATCGGATTTCCGCAGCCCATTTTCCCTTCTTTACAAGTACCCTGCATACAAAACGCGCCGCAATCTGAAAAGAGCGCTTTGTTTTCTCTGTAAAGAGCCCGCCAGATTAAGAGCATAACGTATCTGGTTTCCGGCGTATTCCGTCGGCAAATTCTTTGATGTATCATGTGTTTCCACTGATAGGGTGTTGCGCTGATAAGGATAATATTGCGGAGACCATGAGGCGCAATATAGCCGGCGTCGTCATTATCTACCCCGGCGGTAACCAGGCTCATGTATTTTTGCATAGAGGCTTCGCATTGAGCGAGATAGCCGGCTTCCTTATTAGTTCCTAAAATATCATAAGGAACCGTATATCCGGCTTTGCCGGAATAGTCGCTATATTGTAAGCTCGCCGACATAAACTTGACTTCATTCTGGTGTCGTGTGATCTGCGCCAGGAATCTTCTTGATGCCCCAACAATTACTACATTGACAACGCCGAATTTCTGAATCGTCGGATGGGGCAGAGCGGCCATGTTTTTTACAGTCGTTTCCGAGTAATCTTTGTTGTAAAGATCCATAAAATCCCGTAAGCTCTGAATCGCATGGCCCTTCTGTGTAAGTCTGGCTGCACATACCATCATTTGTTCGGCTTCTTTTATAGCCGAAGGATTTAAAATCTGAATCGCGATTTTATCCATGCTGTTCTTCCTCCACAATCGCACGGAGTATCAGCAGATAGTTGATACTGTCCGTTATTTTTTCATCCCATTTCTCAATAGGGTAGTCCCGGTTGTCCGTACACATATCAGAAACAGAAACGATATGTTTTGAGAGCATACCGAGCAATGCCGCTTTTGGCGTGGTGTTCATAATGGCGGCAGCCTTTTTAAAATGGGCAAGCCGGTCTTTAGATTCAAATACCGGTGCGATCTGGCAGCCAAAAGCTATTTGACCGTTTGGCTGTTCGATAAGTCGTCCTGATTCTTCCAATTTTGCAGCAGCGCCAGGAGCATATTCAAGGCCCTTGCCGATAAGCATATTTGTGCAAGTATTGATTTGCTCATGCACAATAGTGTTAAAAGTTTCTATGGTCATAGTTTTTCACTCCTTTAATTAAACCAATGTAACGAGGTTGTACCTATGTAGCCGTATTCCCAAATAAACCAGGCATAAATTACACTTGACGGATAATAAAGTTCACCGTTGGCGCGTTTTTTAAAATTACCGTTTGGTGCACATCCTAAGCGTGAACTTGAAACATAAATTCGTGCCGGTGGATATTCTTCAAAAAGTTGGCGCCGATTTTGTGTTTCTAAAAAATTTAGTCTTAAAAACATTGCTAATTTATGGGTAGCTGTTAACAAAGAAATACCTTGTCTGATAAAAAGCTCAGCCTGTATATACGGCGGATTTGTCACAATATCAGCATCAACCAAAGTTTTATGTTTTAAAAAGTCAATACCACTTTTACCATAGCCGTAATTAAATAAATCCGTTGCTTGAACTTGAAAGCCAAAGCCTTTGAGCGTTTCTGCAATATGACCGCCTCCACAGCATGGCTCCCATATTTTTTCCGAGAAAGATTCATACTTTAGAATTTCAATTACAGCCCGGGGCGGAGTAGCATAATAATCATGCGCTATACGGTCAGTGTTTGCTTTCAAAAATGAGACGCCCATTTTTTTTTTAGTCCTTTCTGTAATACTCGCATTCATAGGCGTCAGCCCGAAGCGGCAAGCCTGGAGCCCACTTAATCGGCTCCGACATAATTGCGCCAAGTTCCTTCGCCGAGCTTATACCATTCGGTACTTCGCAGATCACTTCGTCGTGTACATGGAATACTACCGGAAACCCGGCTTTTTCCAGGCGGTCGATTGCTTCTGCCAGACAGTCCCTCGCGGTAGCCTGGACAATATTCTCTACAAGCTTTGGCCCGTATGATTCTATACGGCCCCAGGCTCCGGAGCTTTGAAGCGTACCTTCATAAGTGATACTGTCGTCAACGATTGCGGGCTTGACGTAACTCAGTTCCCGCCCGTTTGGTAATACCAGCTTTAGCAAAGGCCCTTTTTTATAAAAACCCATTCCACGAGGAAGTTTTACCGGCTCTTTTGTCTGAATTACCCGTCTTGCCGCCGCGTCAGTGTCCCACCAGAATTTTGTAATAGCTGGATTCGCAGCCCGCCAGCTATTCACCAACGGTTTTAACTCGTCTTCTGTGAGGCCCATTTCCAAAGCGCCCATTGACTTTAAAGCGCCGACGCTTCCGCCATAACCGAGAGCAAGCTCGGCAATCTTTCCTTTTTGCCGCATAGGGTCACCCTTTTTTACACTTCCCGGGGGAAGATGGAACATTTGCTCGGCAGAAGCCTCATAAATTTTTCCATGTGTATTAAATACGTCCATGCGCCAGCTTTCATCAGCGAGCCAAGCAATTACGCGGGCTTCGATTGCGGAAAAGTCTGCAACAATAAAGCGACAACCAGGTTTCGGGATAAAAGCGGTTCTGATAAGCTGCGAGAGCGTACCCGCAATATCATCAAAGCAAAGTTCCAATGTATCAAGGTCGCCGGACCTTACAAGCTGCCTAGCCGTGTCAAGATCACGGTCCGGCATTTTATTCTGCGGAAGATTCTGCATTTGCACCAGGCGCCCAGCCCAGCGGCCAGTTCTTGAAGCACCATAAAACTGTGTCAGTCCCCGGATTCTTCCGTCAGGGCAAACTGTCCGAAGCATAGCATTATATTTCTCTGTTGAAGTCTTTGAGAGTCCGGCACGAATATCAAGTATAGCGTCAACTTCGTTGCTGTCTGCCTTTGAGCGGACGGCTGCAATATTCTTTTTATTGAGACTGTCAACCTCAATGCCGGCCGTGTCCTCAATCCAGGCTTTTAACTGCGCCGTGCTTTTAGGATTTTCAAGTCCTGTTAAGTCTTTGGCACTCTGTAAAAGCCGGCTTTTGATGATCTGGTCAATTTCTACCGCTTTTTCAGCAAGTACCAAATCAACGCCCACACCGCGGTCATTGATATGTTGATCGTGTACCCATAAAGCCTGTTCTTCTTGGGTCATTTGAAAATGACATAGCTTGTTTCTGATTGCACGCTCTGCCTCTACGTCCTGGCGGTTATACTCAACATATAAAGCCCACTTTTCCGGGTCATGCGCCGGTAAGTTTCTTGTCCGGCCGCCATTTGATTTCGTGGGTTTACACGGTACAGAAAAGTAGCGTATAAGTGCCCGGCCGGTTTTGGATTTTTGCTTATCGTCAGGTAAACCAAGCACAACGCCCACCTGCTCCAAAGAATTAGGAAGTCCTAATTCTCTTGCCATAACCGCTGTACAACTCCATTGTTCTGGCGGTGTTGGTATTCCAAAATAGGAAGCAATACAGGTTCTTTCAAAAGCAGCGTTAAAGGCAGTTTTTAAAATCTGAGGGTCAAAAATGGCATCTTTTAAATCTTCCGGCATTTCTTCCTGGGTCAGATCAATCACGTCTACAGGTCCGTCGTCAAAAGCATAGCCGAAAAGCAGTATTTCAAATTCAGGACTTGAAGCATAAGCGTGTACACCGCATTTTTGCAGATTTACCGGCGAATATGTTTCTATATCAATCGCAAGAGTCGTCATAAATTATCACCTCCTACTAAACGCCGGGGAAAAGGCAGGCGGACTTCATCATTAAGGCCCCTACACGGGCAAGTGTTAAGTCGCTGCCAAATTCCCCGGCGTTACCGGTTTTCTGCTTATCCGAGAAGATCATCCATCCCGTCGTCGGTAGTATCTTCCCAACCGTCGTCCCAATCGGATTCAGTTACAACGCCGCCGCTTAACGGCTCGCCGTCATGCAGCTTCATAACCCCGTTCAGGCCGGCGGAAATACCCTTATTGCCGTTTGTATCATAGACATAAAAATTGATAATAGCGCGGCCATAGCAGCCAGAGTAAAGCTCCTGCGGGTCAGTGATCGGATTTTTGTTTTTATCTACCAGAACAGGCTTGTTCTTTGAGCTTACCGTCATGACATAGCAGCCCTGGCACTCAGGCCCAAAGTCGCCGCCGTTCGGGCGTTCTCCGTCGCCGTCATGGAGAGTGGTCTTTAACTCGCTCGGCAGCTTTTTGCCAGAGTTCTTCTGCAGGTAGTTCTGTTTTGCCTCTGCTACGGCGGCCTTGATCTTATCCAGCGTGAACTTATCGCCCTTATCGATCAACAGCGTCACGCTGTACTTTTCCTGGCTGTCGCCGCTGTTATTATTTGCTCTTGGCTCAAACAGGCTGCAATAGCTGAATCTTACTTTTCCGGTTGTGATCTGTGTACTCATAGTATGTAATCTCCTTTACTTATAAAATTTGTGGTTTCCGCATTGATATAGATAATCAAGGTTACGACTGTGCCAGTTGTCGGCGTCGTCGCAGCTTTCAAAATACAAAGCGCCATCTGAATAGTCATATTGCGCTTCCATAACTACCTGAACGGCTTCCCAGCAGTCAGCGTCTGGCTCCACTTTATCGAAGCGCCCGTTTATTACCGGCGTAAATTGATTTTCCTCAAAAATGACGTCCTGAATGGTGTTGGGAAAATCTGCATTATGTACCCGGTTAAGCACTACCAGAATAACAAGAGTTTTTCCCTAAATGCTTTCGCCTTCGGCCTCGGCCATTGCGATTTTTGCCAGTAAGTAAGAATCTTCCGCGCCCCAGTCTTTACTATACGAAAATCTGGGATAAGAGTTTTCCGGTTCTATAGTTTCTGGCAATATCGCAGTATCAGGAGTTGCTTTGACCGCAGGCAGGTCTAACCGTATTACTTCGGGTACTTCTGTAGGCTCACCAGAAGCCCCATATTCGCGTTTTATGCTTGTAGCTAATAAAATGGTAAGGCCCAGAGCGCAAATCGCGAATATGGACGAAATAACAAGCCTTTGACGCCTGCGACGGCGTCGTCGCTTTTCATACAGTCGCATGGTCGCCTCCTTTATTCGTCAAAAGCCGCAAGAATAGCGTCCTCTGGCTGAAAGGCCGGGCGTTTATCGGATTCAGGCGCAAGAGTAGGCTTGCCCTGGGGTTTTACGATCAGAGAACCCAGGATTTTGGCTACTGCCTTCTTGCCAAAATCTTTTTCCATCTGTGTCAGGGTGATTAGCTTTTTCTCATAAAGCACAGTTTCATCATAGCCGGCTTCCTTCATGGCTTCGGCAACCAGCAATTCATCAGAAAATCTCCGATTGCTTCTGCCTTCGACAATTTTCCAGCCGATAACCGGTTCGCCAGAAAGTAGCGTTGACTGTACCAGGTTTTCAAGGTCCGTCAGCCAGGCCCGTATGTCGGCGGATTTTTCCAGAACTGCGGCCGCGTCCTCTACCGTAATCAGAAGCGGGTCGTCTGCTTCATCAAATAAAGCCAGATTCTTTTCATACCGAGCTTTGCACTTTTCCTTTGCTCGACAGAATTTACAGGTTTCCTCCGACGGCGCAAATTTGCCTTTACCGTTAAAAGCCTGCTTTGCCTTCGGCTTTACGGTTTTTTCTGCCCACTTTATAAGTTCAGCAACCGTAATTTCATCAGAGCTCTGTTCGCCGGAGAGTCTCGGTTGGAATATTGTCATGCGCACATTTTTAATGTCATAAAGCTGTCCGTAATATTCCAGCGCGCCAAGGGCGTAAAGCCGCATTTGCGGATTCCCGGTAGCTTCCACGCGGTGACCTTTTCCATATTTCAGATCAATCACTTCGAGCCAGTCGTCAGCTACTATGACACAATCGCTTGTGCCAAATCCCTCAGGAACCCATTTGGAAAAATCAACCTGCACTTCAAGCTCGGCAAAAGCGTCTACGCTGCGTGTTTTTGCCTCCTGAAGTTTCTCATAAATGAGCTGAGCATAATCTCTGGCGTGTTCCTGCATTTCTTCGTTGTAAAATTTTTCGCCGTCTTTGGTTGCGAGAAGATCAGCTTTTTCAGACTCAAATTCCTGCTTGGAAAGTTCGTTGAGATTATATCTTGTAGATATTTCCGCAAGAGTATGGGCCACGGTTCCCTCTTTTGCATAATCACTGGAAGTATTCGGGAACTTTTCTTCCAGTCTTGCGCTCGGCGGGCAGTTTAGCCACTTAGCTGCGCCGCTGGCAGACAGAAGAGCATGAGCGTTAGGCATTAGCCGCCTCCAGCTCTTCCATAAGTTCGTTGTATCTGTCTTCCGGTACTTCGGAAAGTTTGGTGGCGTCAAACTTGGCAAAGATTTCTTTCAGCACGTCGGACTTACCCGCTTTGGAGAATTTCAAGGCGACGGCCCGGACGTCCTGCAGAGTGATCGCTTTAGCAGCAGGCTCTTCTTTGGCCGGAGCTTCTTTTGCGGGAGTATCAGCGGTCTTTGGGTCTTTTTTGGGTTCTGCTTTAGCAGTTCCCGCCGGCTTCTGCTTTGCGGTCGGTTTCTTTTCAGGGGCCGCGCCGGTTTCCTCACAGAATACTTTCAATTTTTCCAGGTTCTCGGCCGTCAGGTCGATTGTTAAGGTGATCTGCATATTGTTTTGCCTCCTCAGAATTTTTCCAGGCTTCAAATGCCTGTCTATTGGCTGGATTTTCATAAAACGCATTAGCGGCATCCAGCAGTCCCTCTAATGCGCGCCGTTCGATTTCAGCATGGAGCTGAGCCTGCTCTGGTTTCATAATCTTCACCAAAAGTAGCTTATAACGCTACTTCTTTGGCAAAAAAAATTTCCATAGCTTCGTCGTTTGTCAGGTGATACCGTTTTATAATGAACGCCATTTCTGTCTGCGTAAAGGCCGCACCTTCGCGCTCATTGATTTTTGCGTTAAACCTTGACAAACTCAGGCCCATAGCCGCTGCCAATTTCGCTTGCGTGTCACGGTTCTTCACCATAACACTTGAGAGAAGTGTTTTGTTCAT